GAGGCCATGAAGCGGCCGGGCACGATTGGGGTCGGTGCAATTGTTGACGCGGACAACCCCGACTGCATGCGGGCAGAGAACGCAAAAGCACTCCTGCTGCACGGCGATTGGAAATACACACTTGACGGCAGCTCCGGCCCGCGCACCGCAACGCTCTATCATCCCACGAACATCCACGACACGGCCGGGATCGGAGGGGGCATTTTCCCGCACGGGATCGGTTCGCGAGTCTATGCCGGGCTGAACCCGCAGACCGGTCGATGGGAGATGATAACGCCGCCAATGGACTTGTGGCGATTCGAGTTGACAGCGGCCTTGTCGCTAGATGGTTCCGCGACTGCGAAACTGCTTTACGGCGATGGCGCGGTTTATGAAACGTCGGGGACGGGGAAGCCGGAAGTCGAATTCACCGTTTGGGACATGCTCGGCAAATTCAGCAAACCAGCGACGCTCGGCGGGCAAACGGGGGCCGACGGTTTCGCCAAGTACATGCCTGACTCCCGCCGCTGGGAAATCGTCGAGATGGACATGATTGCCCAGTTCATCAAGGTGACGCTCAGTTACGACATGGCGACGACAGACGCAAGCCAGTCTTGCACCGTCGATCGTTACTGGGACGGCTACAATCCGCTTGCATCCTATTCGTCGCCGATTACGGTTTACAACGAGGCGGCTGCCGCGAATTACAAATTTAGCGGTTCCGCCGGGGACAAGTTCAAAGCGCAGTGGGACGACAGGCTGGGGAGGTACGTCTTCCTCTGCGGGGCACCCGGCGGCACGGTGCAATGGGGTAAAGCCACGCAGGCGTCTGCCGACGCAGACGTGTCGCATGATTGTCCGTGGGTTCAGATCAATCCATGTGACGACTGCCTCGGGGCCAGCCCGGACACAGAAACGACCATCGACGTGGTGTTGCCGGAGCGCGACTGGTTTACGCATTCCGTTGCCACTGGCGACGTGATCGCCTACGAGGAATCTGAATGCGGAGCTTACACTTGCGACTCGGACTACAGTACACCGCTGATACGATGGGCGAAAGCGCAATCCGACTGGTCCGGGAGTCAAGTGTCCTGCAAGAACTGCGACGCAGACGGCACCGGTGTAACGGGCGACGCATTCTACGTTCAGCTTCCGCACGACGCCAACGGGATGTCGGGCGACCCGTGCATCTTTGCAGACGCAGTCATCGGCTACCTCTGGTCGAAGGACGAAAGCGACGTGCTGATCCGCGTCTGCGTGACCGATTACATGGACGACAAAATCGGCACGGTGAAAATGTGGAACGCCTCGGAGGCGAGCATCCCCGAGGGGTGGCGGGTGTTAGCGGCACTCAAAGGTAAATTCCCCGTCGGCGCTGGCGTCTGGACGGAAGGGGCGAGGGAGAATGAATATGCCCTAGCCGCCACGGGCGGATACGATTATCACGGGAAGGACGGAACGGGTGCCACCAACAATCACACCGACCACGTAGACCACACTGCGCACCACCACGACGGGTCGTGCGCGGTTTCGGTCGTAGAGGAAGCCGGAACGCAAGTATGGATGTGGGTTACTGGATCGACGACTGACGGCATTGACTCCGCTGGCGGGGATGCCGACTTCAAGGCGCACGACACGCACGACCTGACGGACAACAGGCCAAACTTCTATGCCCTTTTCATCATCGAGAGGTTCGAGTAAATGCGGTTTGACCCCGAGAAAACCATCGCCGTCATTCTCGCGTACCCGAACAATCTGGTCACACTTGACCTGATCGAGTGGTTGCACGCTGTCGGGATTCCCCGGGAAAGGGTGCGAACGCACACGGGCATGTTTCGCGACATCTGCTGCGCGTACAACTACGGGATCAAGCACGTCGCGTTGAAGACGAACGCGGAGCAGTTCATTTTTGCTGACAACGACATTCGGCCGAACCCGAGGCAGACCGCGCCGTTCCTGGAAATCGACGCCGACGTTGTCGGCTGCGAATACGAAGGTGAATTCTCACATGAAACGACATGGGGTCCGGCGTCGTCGATGCACTGTGCGTTGTGGCGGTGCCACCGTTCCGTTCTGGAGCGTATCAAGCCTCCGTGGTTTGCTTGGGATTACACGGACGACGGGTGCAACATTCGAGGCTGCATTTGCTCTGCGTTCAGCATGAAGGTACTCAACGCGGGCTTTACTGTCGCTCACGGCGGGTGGGCGAAGCACGAACCCCAAACCCGCAGATAGATGGGGGCTGTCCTGATGGCCGGTGGTCGTAGGCTTTGGGTGTGGATACCACGGACTGGCGGAACGTCGCTGCATACTCGCCTCGCTTCTCGTGGTCAGGACATCCTGATCCGTGAACCGTACAGCGCCGCCAAGCCAGTCATCACGCAATATCCGCTCGACGGTGGACCGATCTTGGCCTGCCATCATTACCAGCCCCGCGAGTTGGTCAAGCGAGACTTCGTGCCGCGATCTCTATTCGAGCGGTCGCGGCCGTTCATCATCATCCGCAACCCGTGGGATCGGTACGCCTCCATCTGGCGGTTCCTGCGAGAGCGATGCGACTGGCCACCGTCCTGCGAGTGGGTGGCGTTGGCGGTTGCTGGAAAGGCTCACCGGAAGCGGCTGCGGTTCGACTTCACCCGCCCGCAGCACGAGTGGTGGCAGTGGGCGGATGGTACGGAGGTCGGTGACGTGATACGCTTGGAGCGAATGGAGGATGACCTGCCGGTTGACCTGGAGCGGTTGCGGAACTTGAGCCACCTCAACAGCACGCAGGGCGGATCGTCTGCGGAACTCTACGATGACCATGCGGCGTCGCTCGTTGCCGAGCACGACGCGCCGACAATTGAGCGAGGGCAGTATCATTTTGGAGGAGAACCGTGAACCGATGGGCCGCTTTCGTTGGTCAGTTGGCGTTACAACGTCGCTTCGCGATGGTGCCAATTACCTGCCTACAACTCTACAGTCTATCGCTGCGGCGGGTTGGGAATCGCCAACGGTTTACAGTGAGCCGGGCTCCCCGGTCCCGGCAACGCATCGTGCGAGCGAAAGCACGGTCGCCAAGGGGCCATGGCCCAACTTCTTCCGAGCAGTAGGCGAGATGGTTGCAAAGCGGCCAGCCGCAGACGCTTACCTGATCTTCCAGGACGACATCTACGTTTGCCGCGACCTGCGGGCGTGGCTGGAGCCGCAGCTATGGCCGACGGTTGGCAAACAGCCGGGCGTCCTGTCGCTTTACACCTCAGAATTTACGCAGCGGGATCGGCCGAGAGGCTGGTTTGAAATTGTTGGCGACGATCTGCCTCGACGATGCTACGGCGCCTTGGCAATTGTCCTGCCAGCCGCATCTGCTCGCCGCCTCTTGCTGGCACGTCCAGGCCGAGGGGCGTTGGCCATGACGGAGATATGGCTCGGCCGGTTCTGCCGGGAAAAACAACTCCCGTGGGTTCAGCACTGCCCCGGTTTCGTGGAGCACATCGGGGACGCCTCCACCCGGCGGCGAGACTGGAACGCCAAGACGCCAGCCCGCCGGGCGGGGAAGTGGTTATCGTTCCCCCCGTCAGAACGCCCGTAAACGCTGTTTGACAGCTCGAACGGGTTCCCGTGTTGGATATTCAACCGGACCATTTGAACGCAAGGGCGGCCAAGATGAACGGGTTTCCTTCGACCCTAGCAGGTTCCGGGGTGACGGGCGTGCTCCTCAATTGGGCTCGGCCCGCAAATCTTGCCCAGATTGCCAGGGGGCTGCTGGCAATCCCGGCGGTCGACGAGGTGTTGATCTGGGACAATTCCGGCGTCCTGCCGGTCGGCCCGTGGGGGCGTCAGGAGGTCCGCGTGATTCAGTCGCCACGAAACGCCCGGACTTGGGGGCGGTTCGAGGCCGCCCGAATTGCTCGCAACGATCTGATTCTGACCTGCGACGACGACAACGAGCCACGCAACTGGGATGCGATCCTCGCCGCCTTCTGCCGCGACCCATTGCGGATCGTTGCCGCTATGCCGCCTGGACACGCCAAGCTGCACCGCTCGCTGGTTTGGGGTGACGCTCAGGAGGTGCTGCTGGGGTGGGGGGCGGCGTTCGATCGGAGGTGGATCGACGAGGCGTTTCGGCCGTGGGTTTCCGTGCATGGGGTCGATGGCCTATTGGAGTCAAAAGCAGATCGGGTATTCTCAATAGGGCTCCGGCGGCGGCACGAGATCATCCCCGCTGACTTTGAACTCCTGCCGGGCGCGACGGGGGATGAGGCAATTTATCGCGAACCAGGGCACCGTGCCCGGGTCACGGAAGCTCGGAAAGCCATGCTAGAATTGATCGGCTATGACCCCAGAACTCGATCTGCTTGAAATTCCATCCCGGCAGTGGCTCAGTGACTATGAGGAGGCGGCATCGACCTCGTACATGCGGAAGAAATACAACCGCGCCGCGAGACTGAAGGCCAAGGCGGACTACATCGAGGCCGTGTGCCCATTCGTGAAGAACGGGACGCCGGGCGTGGTGTTCGACATCGGCCCCGGCCCCGGCGAATTCCTTGAACTCTGTCTCCACTCCGGGTGTCCGGTGATGGGCGTCGAACCGCCGAGCGGTGAGGATGGAATGGGCGATGACTATTGGAACCTCTCGCGGCTAATGCACCACCGGCAACGGCTTCCGGTTTCCTATACCGGCTGGCAATCGCTGGTTGGCGGCGACTTCCCTGGCGAGAATAGCGTCGCCCTGTTCAACTCGCAGGGCTCGTGGGCGCAGTCGTACTCGAATTTCCTGACGGGCGAGCCGCATCACGTCAACCATGACGCGAAGGCCCAGCGGTGGCGGTTCTGCGAGGAGTTGGCCGAAGCGTGGGCCGAGGCGTTTATCTGGATGCGGTCGCGGTTGATCGATGGCGGCAGCATCATTATCTACGACAACGCAACCGGCACGGACCGCGACCAATACGTTTATCAACGGGTAATGCAAGCGGCGTCGCAAGCGTCCGGATTGATTGAAATTTGGCGACGCTCCCCGGTCTTCGCGTGCTGGAGGAAATGATGGCATCGCACATTGTCCAATCGCAAACGCTTCGATGCCGTCTGAATTCGGGTGCGCTCCCCACGTTGTTCGCAGCCGAGATCGAAAGCGCCGCTTTGGACACCGAGCAACCGGACGTGTCGATGTATTCACCGAACGGCATCGCCAGCCCTCTCTTGCTGGCACCGACGATCACCATCGACCTTGATATTCTCGTGCCGTGGCACAACGTCGGATGGGAGGTCGCGCTTGAGGGACTGCTCGGGCAGGCCGTGGCCGTGGATTTCCAAGACTCCACCCAACTGAACGGCGTGACCGGCAATTTCGTCGCTTCGGAGTACAGCATAAACACCGGGTTTGATTCGGCGTATTGCACTGCCACGCTGCGGCTTCGGTCCCTTGCCTGCGGGTGGCTGACACCGACACCGGGGCACCTTATGGATATCGGGAATTTCCTTCCGCAGTTCGGCGTCGAAGCGCCAGCACCAGAGCCGAAGCCGAAGCCGTTGAAGCACCTTACGATACCCGCAAAATACACGACGACCGGGAACCTGACTGAGGACATCCGCACCGGGGTCTACAAGCCGCCCGTCAAAATCAAACCTCCATCGCCGATGTCGGCGCAGCGGAGAATCAGCCTTGAGGAATAGCAATGACACTGAAAGTACATGTGTCTGGAGTTGATCCCGCGAAACCGGGCGGCACGTTTTCAACAAGCAATGTAACGACCGCAGTGGACCTGATGAGCAAGGCGGTGCGGTCAACGAGCGCCACTGCGGCTGAAGCCGCGAAGGCGATGCAGAACTTCGCAGAGGCCGCCAGGAAGATACCTCCCGTTCAATCGGCCGTGCCGTCGCCATTGCATGATGACCTCATCGACGCGATCAAATACAGTTGGGCGGCAAGCCATAGCCTTCCGTCATGGAGGCCGCCGGTTGTCATGGGCAGCGCGGGGGCTGACGGGCCGTTGTCACCGAAACCGCAGAGCCCGGTCAACTCGACCCGGCGCATTACCCTGGAGGAATAGCGATGCCTTGCGACCAGCAGGAAACCCTGACGGGCCAAATGCGGACATTGCGGGCGGCAGTAGAGTCGCTGCAACTCGCTGTGTTCTTGGCGGTAAGATATTCATGGCCCATGCGAACGTTGTTTGGGTCGCAGGAAAGCAGCCAAAGGAGAAGAAGGAAATGGGAACGAAAATGGAGACGCCTGTGGAAATGACGAACCGGCGGCGCGTCAATTTCATCACTGGCATCGCCGGCCAAGACGGCAGCTATCTTGCGGAACATCTGATCGGGAAAGGGGAGGCCGTGTGCGGCATCGTCCGCCGCAACAGCACACCGGAACATCAGTCAACGCGGATCGCTTTCCTTGAAGAGCAAGAACTCATCCGCACGACCTACGGCGACCTGACCGACCCGCCGTCGTTGGTTCGGGCGTTGCGGGAATTCAAGCCCGACCGCGTATTCAATTTGGCGAGCCAGTCGCACGTTCGTGTGTCGTTTGATGTGCCACGCTTTACGTTCGACGTGAATGCGGTAGGCGTGCTGAACATGCTCGAAGCCTGTCGTGCCGTTGTCCCGCAGGCGTCGTTCTATCAAGCGTCGTCTTCGGAGATGTTCGGCAACTCGGTAGACGACGATGGGTTCCAGCGGCTCACGACTCCGATGCAACCGGTCAGTCCGTACGGGTGCGCGAAACTCGCGGCGTTTCATCTGGTCCGGCATTACCGGCAAGCATACGGAATGCACGCCTGCAACGGCGTCCTGTTCAATCACGAGTCGCCTCGGCGCGGATCGAATTTCGTGACGGCGAAAGTCTGCAAGCGGGCCGTCGAGATCGCCAACGGCAAAGGCGACGGAACGCTGTGGATGGGGAACCTGGACAGCGAGCGGGACTGGGGGCACGCGGCCGACTATGTCCAGGCGATGGACTTGATCTTGGACTATGAAACACCGAGGGACTGGTTGATCGCAACGGGCACGTCGCATTCGATTCGCGACCTTCTCGCGCTGGCATTCCGGCCCCTCGGCCTTGACTGGCGGCTGCACGTCCAGCAAGATCCGCAGTTCATGCGGCCGGACGAACTCAAATTTCTGCGAGGCGATAGCACCGAGTCGCAGGAACTGCTGGGGTGGACGCCGACGCGGCAGTTCGCGGAGATCATCGAAGAGATCGTCAACCACTGGCAGGAGGTACTGAAATGGGATGGGAAGTGAAAAGCCGGGCGACTCCCGGCAAGCTACTCGCAATCGTCAACCGCCGCTGGGACATGGAACGCTGCCCCGGCCGCGTCAATTTGACCGACCACGCGGCGGCCCTCCAGGCGGCGACAATCAACGAGTGCGCAGGCCGCAGCTATGGCGCACACAAACACCTGCCGCATAATCGCGGCGTGCAGAAAGCGGCCGAGGTGTGGGTTGTCATCAAGGGTCGGGTCGGCGTCACGTTCTACGACACGAACAGCAAGAGGATCGCCTCGTGCGAACTGGGGGCTGGCGACATGGTCCTAATGCTCGACGGCGGCCACGCCTACAAGCTCAATGAAGATTCGTGCGTCTACGAATTCAAGGTTGGCCCGTACCCAGGACGCGAACGCGACAAGGAGATGATCGACGATGCCCGAACTGATCCCACTGTGGACGCCTGATCTGCCACAAGCATCGCTGCTTGCCGTCACGAGCGCGATAACGACCCGGCACATCGGACCGGGGCCTCTGGTTCGCGAGTTGGAGGCGTCACTTGCCAGCAGGTACGAATGCAGGCATTGCGTTTGTACGGTCAGTGGTTCCGCCGCGCTGCACGTTCTGTTTCGGGCACTCACGCCGGTCATCGAATCCCCCGCCGTGTGCGTTCCGAGGTACGGATACTTCGCTGCGGCCGAAGCGGCTGTCGACCAAGGGTGGCGGCTCGGGACGGTGGAGGTGAACGAAAGCGCGAACGTCGACCCTGATGAAGTCGCGGGAATTGACCCGGCAATATACGACGCGCTTGTCTTCATTCGCCACAACGGTTCAACGTCTGGGCTTGAGGAAGTTTTGGACCGGCTACCCCACGGGATGCTCCTGCTTGAGGACATGGCGTGTTCGCTCGGACCGAAGCGCGAACCGTTGCTGGGGCACGCTGGCGTCTTGTCGTTCGCAGCAACGAAATGGGTGACGTGCGGACAAGGCGGGGCGATCCTGACGGATAGCTCGGAGCTTGCCCGCCTTGTCCGTGACTATTGCGACCACGGCGGTTGCGGGTGGCGACAGACCCGAAGGTCTGTACAGGTCGGAAACAACCTGCGGCTCGACGACATCCGGGCTGCAATGGTCCGGTCGCAACTACCGCAAGTCGATGAGCGATGGACGCGGTATTACACCAACTACACCGCATCGCTCCGCGGCCAAGGACTGCCCGTTTCTGTTGGATGGATGCCGCAGGTGATGTGTTGGAGTTGCGGGCATGCAGATCGGTTCGTTGCAGAGATGCGTTGCCGCGACATCGTGTGCGAAAAACTTTATCCGGTATTGACCGACAATCTGTGGGCGCGATATTGCGGCGGACCGATTGCCGAGGACATCAACTCGCCCACCCGCAAATTTGCGGAATGCACGGTGTTCATGCCGTCCGGGCCTGGATTGGCCGCGGAGCAGATCAAGCAGGTCTGCAAAGCGGCGAAGGAGGCGTACTATGCCACGAGGGGTTAAAGCAACATTGGTCATCCCGACATACCGGCGACCCCAGAACATCAAGCCGATATTGCAGGCGGTCGGGAAGCAAGGCGTGTTCTCGCAGGTCATTCTCTGGAACAACGACCATGAAGTTCCGCACAAGGTCTACGACAACAATTGGAAATGCCCAAAAGTTTCCGTCTACGACTCCCCTTGGAACGTCGGGCCATACGGCCGGTTCGTGGCGGCCGAGCGGGCAGCGTGCGACATTATCGCAACGCAAGACGACGACTACGTTGTCAACAATTGGGCGGAACTGCTCAGTGAGTTCGATCAACGCAAAGGCAAGGAGTTGGTGGCCGGCGTTTTCTACGAACGTCGGAACGGCAAGGTGGCAACGCAAGCGCAGATCGCGTGCGGCCCTCGCGGCAACGACATTATGCTCGGGTGGGGCAGCGTATTTGACCGCCGATGGATCGGCCCCGCGTTCAAGCCGTACCTCGCCAAACACGGACCCGACCCACTGTTCGTCAGGAAGGCGGATCGCATTTTCTCGATCATGCTCGGGCGGTATCACGTCGAACTTACGGCGAACGTCCACGCCCTGCCCGGTGCTGGCGAAGAACCAGCTTTACACTACACGCCGCACAATAAACAATGGACCCAGGAGGCGCGAAAACGATGCAGGGAATTGCTGGCCGCAACGTGACCGTGTCGATCATTTACGACGTTCCCGATTGGGCTTACCACCGTCGAGCAATGGCGTTGTGCAAGTACGTTCAGCCACCGTACATCGTCCGAGCGTATTCGTGGGAAGACGTAAAGAACGGGACGGCGGACCTCGCGACCGACGTGATCTTCCTTCTGGACTGGACGCTGGTAAACCACATCCGGGCACGGCAGGCAAAGCAGTCGGCGCTCGTGGCGTCATTCAACTGCACAGCACAGAGGCGGGAAGGGATGTTGCGGACCCTCGCGGCGAAGGTCGATGCGGTGATCGTCAACAACCTGACAGGGTGGCTGACCCGAGGCAATGCCGACAACTGCACCTTCATCCCGAACGGCGTCGACACGGAGGTATTCCGTCCGACCGTCCCGTGGTCTGAAAGGCCGAACAGGGCGCTGTGGTGTTCGTCGGCGTCAAAGCATCTCGCGAAGGGTTGGCGGACGCTGCATTTTGCGTCGGAGCGGTTGGCAGCACACGGCTTCGAGTTGGAATGCCGGATCGTGTCGCCGTCGCCGCGGCTCAACGCGCAGCAGATGGTCGAGTGGTACAATTCCGGCCGCTACATTTTGAGCGTTGCACCGCCAGACTACGAAGCAACCCCGAACACGATCAGTGAAGGCGTGGCGTGCGGATGCGTGGCTGTCAGTACGCGAGGCGGGAACATCATGCAGTGGGGGGACGATTGCAACAATTGCGTGTTTATCGAACCGGACTCGGTGAAGGATCTGCTTGGCGGGGTTCGCCGAGCCAAGCGGGCTGGTCGTCGGATGTCGGTGGCTGGCAGGGAGCAAATTGAAACCCGATACGGGTATCACAACACGGCACCCGCGTTCTTCGAGGTGTTTGAGCAAGCGATAGCGAGGAGAAAGAAATGGCGAAACCACCCAATGGGTCGGTGAAGATCCACGTCGGCTGCGGGATGCGGTTCTTCGGCAACGATTGGCTGCACGTTGACGCGGACAAGAGCATTCCCGGCCTTGACGGTCACGATGCATGGGTGCTTCCGACCGCATGGGCGAGCGCGTCGATGATCTACGCCTCGCACTTCCTCGAATACTTCAACCGCGACGAGGTGGTGGGTTTGCTCTCGCGGTGGCGGGCATATTTGTGCGACGGCGGCACGGTGCGAGTCTCGGTGCCGAACTTCGGGAAGTTGGCGGAATTGTATATTGAGGGCGGCGTTGCTTTGCGTCGCATCATCGGTCCGCTGTACGGTCGGCGTCCGTGTAACGGCGGGACAATATACCACCGGATGGCGTATAACAGATCAATGCTGATGGGTGTGTTTGAGGATGCGGGCTTCCCGAGGGCAGGTATAGCATTCCACGACAACGGTTTCCAAGACAAACCGTTCTGCGAATTCGACGACCAATCCAAGGCGGCGATTGACGGCCAACTGATAAGCCTTTGCCTGGAGGCAAGACGATGACTGCATGGGAAGAATTGCGAGCGAAGTTCCTGTGGCCGGCTGCGTGCCCGAACATTGACAGCGGGAAGCACCGAGGGTGGTTATCCGACGGCACGCGGGATATGCTACTGCGGCACTGCCGTGACGGGATGACTGTTATCGAACTCGGAACGTGGCTCGGGCGGTCTGCGAATATGCTGCTGACGCGGTTCCCCCGAGTGCGTGTCGTCTGCGTTGACCACTGGATGGAAAGCGATGAAGGCTCGCCTGAATTGCGGACGGGTGAGCATCTGAAATACCACGACCGGATGTTCGACCGCTTCCGCACGATCTGCTGGGGGCATCGGGACCGCATCGCGCCGCTTAAAATGCTGACCGTCAGTGGGCTCTTGGCGTGTGCTGACGCTGGCTTGCGCCCGGACCTGATCTACGTTGACGCGAGCCACGAATACCCGGACGTGCGGGCGGACGTGACGGCGTGCTTGGAGTTATTCCCGGGCGTGCAACTCGTCGGGGATGACTGGCGGCTCAGTGGCGTCAAGCGGGCAGTGAACGAACTCGCCACAACCCGCAACGTGCAAATAGAAACAAACGAGCGGGCATGGGCGTGGCCCGCAGCCTGACAGGAGGATAGCATGACGTGTCGGCTCAACGGAAAAGAGCAAACGGCGACGTTTATCCACATCCCGAAGACGGGCGGCCACGTCGTTGAAGGCATGGCCCGGTTGATCGACGGCGGCACGCACAACCCGGTCGGGGAGAAGGGGTGCGAGCAACGCCACCTTCTGCCGGTCCAGTTGCGAACGACCCCCGACTACATGTTCACCGTCGTCCGGCATCCGCTGGCATGGTACGCCTCGTGGTGGAAATACAACATGGCGTTGATGAAGCGGCGTGGCTGGACGCGGTGGCGGGCGTGGGGCGACGGCGGATGGCATCCGTGTCAGCCGCTCGATGCGTGCAGACCAAACAATGGCGAATTCGATCTGTTCATCCGCAATGTGGTCAGCAGGGCACCGGGGTTCCTGTCGCACTTGGCGCAACACTACATCGGCCCGCCGGGTTGGCAAATCGTGGACCTTGTCGGCACGCAGGAAACATTGCTCGACGACCTCGCGACGGTGGCGAAGACTATCGGCGCGGACGTGTCAAAGGAGGACTTGGTCGGCATCGGGTGGCCGAACAAAACGCTGTGGGACGAACCGGAATGGACGCTCGACCTGAAGGAAGCCGTACTTGAAACGGAAGCGGTTTACGTCGAGCGTTTCTATGGCGACACACCGCCGCAAAGCAGAAAGCGAGGGCATTACAGGTGAGCAGATTACGACTGCAAGTCAACAGCAGGCTGGCAAGCCGGATGCGTGCGGTGATCGGGGCGATTGCGTTTTGTCGCGCAACGGACCGGCAACTCATCATCCATTGGCCGCATCTGGATGAGTCGGAGGACGCGGGCAAATTCCCGTGCAACATGGACGACATCTGGCAGCATCCCTATGTGGAAATACACGGCGATACGTCACATTGGACATCGTCCTTGAACAGCGACTTGCGTAGTGCGGGCAACCTCCGGTATCGCACCTGCCACATTGCTGAATGGGTGGAATATTTCAGGCGTCCGATAGGCGACTACCTCAACGAATTGCAGCCGACCGCTGCTCTCGCGGAAGCCATCGCGGCGGTAGACATCCTTGAAGGCGTCCCGCTTGTCGGCGTGGTGATCCGCAACCACAACCGGCAGAAACACACGCAACCGCTCGACTGGTTTCTCGGGCGAATGTCGGACCTCCGCAAGCTACAACCGGCCGTGCATTTTGTTGTGTCTGCCGACTGCGAGGAAACAGAAGGAGCCGTCAAGGCGTGTTTCGGCGGCGCTGTTCACATGCAGCAGAAGTCGTACCGCTACGACCAGGAGGGGATCATCAAATGGGCGGCGGACCTCTACTTGCTGCGTGATACGCACTGGGTAGTCGGCTCCACGCGAAGCAGCTTCTCACAACTCGTTGCGTTCATGCGGGGTGCGTCCCGCGTCGGACAATTGCACGACCAGAATGGCAGTGTTGCGGGGGGCGGATACGAGGACACATGGCACGGCACCACGGAACGGAAGGTGAGGGCTGCACTAAATGCTACCTGAGAACATCGAGCCGAAGTCGGAATATACGCGGGGCCGGGGCGGGTATGTGTGCCAGCGGTTCCGTACGCTGTTTGAGCGTGACGGCGGGAAATGTCGCATCGGCAATTACACCTGCATCGCATCCGACGTGAACGTATTTCTGGGCGGCAATCATTTCTATCAACGTGTCGCTTGCGCACCGATCAATGAGCCGGGAAGCTACGGCAACGGCGACGTGCTGATCGGTTCCGATGTGTGGATCGGGATGGGTGCGACGATCATGTCCGGCACCACCCTTGGCGACGGTGCCGTTGTAGCGTCGATGGCCGTTGTGACGAAGGACGTGCCGCCGTATGCCATCGTCGGCGGCAACCCGGCGGCCATCATCAAGTTCCGCTTTAGCGATGATGCCATCGTGGAACTGCTCAAGATAGCGTGGTGGGAATGGCCGCACGAAAAAGTCGAGGCAAACAAGGAACGGCTCAGGGAGACTGACCCCTGGCCATTTATCAACCAGCACCGCGAGTTCAATCCATGAAGGTCGCCGTCAACCTCTACGTCGCCCGCACGGGCCGCCCGCAAATTCGCAAGACCCGGCGGCTGGCTTATATGGCCATAGTCGCCAAGCGGGCCGGGCACAGCGTCGTTATTCAAGACACGAACGGCGTGAAGTCGTACCCGTTCCTTAGCCACATTGCAGACCTGCCGGGTGCCGGTCCCGGGGACTGCGGTGCAGACCTGTACCTCTGCGACCATTGCCAAAACGAGATGACCCGGCAGCGGTGCCCGGTCGTTGCGTTCAAGTCGCGGCTGCAATTGCGGGATGATCGGCACCTTGCAAAACGGGCGGCGCTGATCGTGTCCTACACCTACCGCGAAGAGGACTGGTGGCGGAATCCGAATCCAACCGGGGCGAGGGCTTGGGACAATCAAATCGTTAGCGTGCCGTGGTTGCCGCATGAAGTCATGCTCGAATACCTGGACGCGCACGGGCTGACCGAGGCGTACCTTGACGACGACCTCGAAACGATCCGCAACCTGCACCGTTCACCGGATGGCAAAACGCGGTTGATCGGTTTCCGTGGTCAGAAGCAGAACCACCGCGCGGACATATCCAAGCGGTGCGGGGCGGGCTACATCTTCGAGTGGGCGGCGGGGCATTTTCCGCAGGATGAAATTACACCGCAGATCGACGCACCGGAGCGGTTGGATTTTCGCGGCAAGCAGCTATCCCCTGGCGACTATTTGCGGTGGCTGGACTCGTGCCGGGCATCCTTGAACCTCCCTGGCGACACCTGGAAATGCAGCCGCCATAGCGAGTCGGTTTTGATGGGCGTTCCGCTGGTTTGCATGCGTGGTAAAATTCCACTATCTGAACCGCTGACAACCCACAACTGTATCATGGTTGACGACTTCGCCGACGGGAATTTCATCCGGCACGCCCTGGATACGCGGGGCGACGCAATTGTCGCATCCGCCGACGTGTCGTATCTCCGGGGCTGGTCACTCAAAGGGCAGTTCTCCCATTTCCTCCAACGGTTGGGCTTGACCTGATGCGACTGGTATTCAATTTGGCGGTGTGGCGGGAGAACGAAGAGGCTATCAACCGCAAAACGCGGCGGCTCGCTTACATGGCGGCCATCGCCGAAAGCGAAGGGCATGCGGTCACGATCCACAACCCGGCCAACCGAAACCCGGAATTCGACCGCGTGCTCAAGATCCCATTCGTGAACGACACCGTCGGCCGTATGGATGTGCTGGAAGGCGGCGAGGAAGACCTGTTCGCGTTCGGGCAGATCGACGGATATTTTATGTCGCACGCCACGACCCTCAATCAGCCCTGCGTTTTGATCCCTCACGCCCTCGCGCCGCGAGTCTACTTCAAGGAATCCCTTGGGTGTGCAGACGACGCACACCTTGCGAGACACGGCGCGGCCATCATCAGCTACGTTCAGCGGCAGCGGGACTTCACGGACAACCGCCCGCGAGCATGGTGCGAAGCGGTATTGCAAAGCGAGCCCATCACGCGGCGGAAGATCATCAGCGCCCCCTGGCTGCCGCACGAGCGGGTGCTTGACTTGATTCACCGCGACGGGTTGTGGCGAGCGTTCATCGACGACAACCTTGCACCGATCCGGCGGCAGTATTGCGCCGCCAAGAAAAGGCGTTACGGCGGGTTCGTTGGGAAGCCGTGGGCGGTCCGGCAGGACTTGGCTGCGACGCTCGGCACGCATTACGAATTCAAATGGGCGGGGCACGGGCTGCCGCAGTTGTCGCCCCGCGAATATCTCAAATGGTTGAGCGAATGCCGGGTGTCGCTCGGGTTGCCAGGGGACACATGGAAATGCAGCCGGTTCCTGGAGTCAGTCCTTCTCGGCGTTCCGTGCGTGCAGCAGGCAGGGACCATCAACATCAACCCGCCGTTGACCGCTGACAATTGCGTACTCGTTGACCGGTTCGATGATCCGAAAGCAATAGACGCGGCCGTGCCCCGGTTTGCTGCCATCGCTGAACGGGCGACACGGGACTATACCGAAGGGTGGTCGTTGCGAGGTCAATTCCGGCAGATTATCCGCAAACTCGAAAGGCACCGCGATGACCCGAAGCGTACTCCTCGTAGCTGACATCCCCGGCTGGACCTGGGGATACCGTGCGCGAGACCTTCAGGCGTTTGCACCGGATGGCATCGATGTCGGCGTCGTCTTCATGGACGCGGTGAAGTTGTTTCGCAAACAGCCTCACCTGCTTGCCCAGTATGATGCGGTCTTCGATTTCTCGTGGGCGGCGGCCCCCGTTGAACTCTACCGGCGAGCCAAGGTCAAGCGGCTGGTAACGCTGGTGACGAGCAACGGCCCGTGTTATGAACGGCTTGATCCGGACGACTGGAATACCTGGATCGTGACGAAAGCGAGAAATGCGAAGCGGGCGAGGGAACGGCTCAAACGGTTTGACGCGGCCATCTGTGTCAATCGGAAAATATTCAAGGCGGTTCAGCCGATGGCGAACGAGTCGCACCTCATTCCGAGCGGCGTCAACGACACCGTTTTCCGGCCGGACGGAGATCGCGGGCCGCGCGATGATCGGTTCCGCGTTGGGTGGTGCGCGAACATCAAAGGCATCCACACAGTCAAAGGGCACGACGAAGTGCTGCGGCCCATGATGGAGGCAAGGCCGGACTGGGACTGGTCGGTAAATACCCGCAATCACGAAAACCCAGTCAGCCGCGAGGTTATGGGCGCGTGGTATCGCTCGCTCGATGCGTTCGTCTGCACGTCGGTCAATGAAGGCACGCCGTCGCCGGTCTTCGAGGCTGCTGCATCAGGTGTCCCCATCGTATCAACCGATGTCGGGATGGTGACCGACTGGAGAATGCCGCACGATCTGGGTTTGATCGCGGCGGCATACAGCAACAAGGCAGAGGCAGCCAGGGCAGCCAGCCTGCTGATCTCCCGCTTAGATGAGCTTGCCAACCGCAGGGAAGACGCCGCAGTATACGGCCGAGAATTACGACAGAGCATCAAAGCACATTACGGCTACCGGGTAATTGCACCTCAATATTTCCAGGCTATCCTGGGGGATCTGTGATGAACATTCTCTACCTGTTCGACCGCGAGTTGTGGGACCACAAGACGCACCGCGTTCGCGAGATGTGGGCGTATGCCCTGGGCGATCATGCGGCCGACGCTGTGGAAATCTGGGGGCCGGGCTGGGACGGCTGGGATACGAGCCTGGGCGCCGACGACAACATCACCCGCTATCCGTTCGACCCGGACGCCGTCATCCTGTACGGCGTCGACCAGGAGCACAACCCTCGCGGCATCCGGGCTCCAAAGGTGCTGATGTTCACCGACGCGAATCATCCCGCGACACAGCAGACGCTCGACGACATCCGGCCGGACCTGACAGTGTTCACGCATCCGCAAGACGTGGGCCGGTGGGCCGTGCCTGGGCGAATTGCCGTGCTGCACCATTGTGTGTTGGTGGATCTGTACGGCAACCGCCGCCCCATCGTGGATCGGCCGATCCACAGTTTGGTCGCTGGGCGGTGCAGCAGCCCGACTTACATGCTGCGAGGGAAATTCGCCGCGTTGATCCGCGACCGAAAGATCGCTGGTGGAATTCGGCCCCATCCCGGGGACCGTCTACGGTCGCGGGCGGCTGCTTGGATGCAACTTGAAGACTACGCCGACGAACTGAGCCGGGCGAGGTTGTTCTTGACCTGTTGCGGGCGGTTCGGCTATTTCTACCAGAAATACTTGGAGGCGTGGGCTGCCGGGTGCGTTGTAATCGGCAGCCGTCCGAACGACCCAGACTTCGCCCGTGACTTCGGGGACTGTTTGGTCGAAGTCAGCGTGGACGCCGACGAACGAACCATCATCGACACCGTGGAAGGGACGCTCCGTGACACAGTCGGAATGCAACAGCGGATCGACGCGGCGCAGGCGTCGATCCGCCGGAGCTACACGATGGAGCATTACGCCACCCGCCTGCACAACGCGATCAAGGATGTCCTGTGATTTTCCTCTATCCTCCGACCCCCTACCTGATGGACCCCACCGCGCAGACCGGCCTCGGCCTATTGTCTCTGGCCACCTACGCGAAGCAACTCGGCGCGGACGTGCAGGTCATCAGCGCCCAGGCGATGAAGTGGCGGGACGCCCTCAAGTTGGTGCCGCCAGGTGAACTTGTTTTGATGGGCGGCTGTTTGGTTGACGCACCGATGCTGAATACGTTGGGTCGTTGCCTGCGAGAACAGGGGTGCTGCGTTGTCGTCGGCGGGCCGGTCGGTATCAGCTCGGATAATCTGCATGAGGACTCCTACGACGCCGTGTGTGTCGGCCCCGGAGAGGAGTTGATACCGGAACTGGTCGCCGGGCATCGACCGCAACACGGCCTGTGTATCTGCGTGATGCCGGACGTGCGGTTTGATTTATTCCCGCCGCCGGATCGCCGCCTGCTGGATAACCCGGGCGGCAACATCTACTCGGCAGCCTCCGGGCACGCAACGGACAGATCAACGACGCTGCTCACGTCACGGGGCTGCCGGTTCTCCTGTGCGTTCTGTTCCTCCGGTGCATGCTTCTCCCATCACGACTACCCGTTGGAACGGATCGAAGACGAAATTGACCAGATAGCCGCCTTGGGCATCCATGACGTTCGGATCAGCGACGACAACATTTTGACAACGACCGGCCGTTTTGAGGCAGTGGCGAGCATGCTGAAACGGCGGGGCATTCTCTGGCGGGCGAGTCTCCGGGTGGCACCGGGCTCGCGGAAACTCTATGAATTCCTCCGCGACTGCGGGTGCGTCGAATTGTCGTTCGGTGTCGAGTCTGCTGATCCGGTGGTCTTGCGGACTCTCCGGAAGGGGGCAACCATCGGGCAGGCAGAAGAGGCCGTCACAAACGCGTACAACGCCGGTATCCCGTCCGTGCGTGCGCTGATGATGATGGGCACGCCGGGGGAGAATTCACGGACGCTCGGGCTCAACAAGCGGTTTGCCGCAACGCACCCGTGGGCGCTTGTCAGCCTCGCGGTATTCTACCCGTTTCCCGGCACGGCGATCCATGAACACCCCGGCAGGTTCAACGTCAGGTTGACTGAGTCACGCAACCCGAACATCTACACGACGCGGGCAGACGAAAGCGAGGCGGAGGCGAACATTTCCATCATCGGTGGTTTTGCCCGCGAAGAATTGACGGACAATCTGCGGGCGTTCCATGACTTTTTGAAAGAGCGGGGCCAACTGAATGAAGGCTGACCCGATACCGTTGCTGGTCACGTTTCCGCAACGACTGTGGGACACGAAAGTGTCACCGGCGCGGCGACATTCCATCTGGGCGATGATGCGGGCAGACAGTTTGTTCCGCGTTGTTGTCTCCGGACCGGGGTGGCCGAACTGGTGCAACGACGGCTCGTTGGCGTCCAACATCGAACGGGTAATGCCGAGCGCGAAAGCGATCTTGTGCTACAAGCCGCTAGGGACTCGCGAAGCAATCAGACTGAACAAGATCGCTGAATGCCCGGTGCCTCGTGTCTTGCGGTTCAACGAGGCATGGTGGCCGGGCAGTCTGGCCGCGAAGGAAGCCGTGCAGGCAAGCGCGTCGCTCGTCGTCTGCCATCACGCGGTGGACGTTCCGATGTTTCACCACGCCATTGACCTGCTGCCTGATCTTCGCATCGCGTGTATTCCGCATTGCGCTGAAGTTACAATGTTCGGCCACCGGCCAGCAAATTCATGCCGATCTATCGACGCACTCTTGGCTGGCAACTGCGGTCCGAGCGTCTATCCGCTTCGGGGGAAATGGGAACGGGTCATCGCGGCCACCTGCGGACAGAAGGCCACCGTTCAGTTGAAACACCCAGGCTACCGAAAGCGAAGCGTCCAGGACTGCGAAAAGACCGTGTCGCGATACGCCATGTTCCTCGGCGATGCGAAGATCGCCCTCGTGTGTAGTAGCAAATTCAAATACCCGTTGGCGAAATACGTCGAGGCAGCCATGTCCGGGTGTCTTGTTCTCGGGGACATGCCGGACGCCGCGCCGGATGGGTACGCCGACATGGTCGCGACCGTTCCGTGCAACGCTTCGCCCGCCGAGTTGGCCGATACCGTCAATTCGTGGTTGTCACGACCGGACGACTTGATAGCGAAAGCAGAACTCGGGCAGAAAGTCGCCAGGGGGCAGTTCTCGCAAGAGGACTACGCAAGGAAGTTCCACGCGGCGGTTGCCGACATGCTCGGCCAATAAAAAAACCGGGGCGAGGGTTTTCACCCCCGCCCCGGTATCTGTCAAGCGTACTCGGCACTCTGCCACGTCCCGAGACCCCGAATGTTCTTCCCCGTATCGACTCCCTCCAGCGTGAAGACCAGGCCGCAAAACCCGATCTCCCTGGGCCATTCATCGAGCGGGGTGCCTGGAGTGCCTGGGGTGCCCCCGTTCGGCCATATTTTCCCGTCGCGAAACCATCCGCCGAGCGTTAAACCCGAAAGATGGTTTGTCAACTGTTGCTCGTTCATCGCGTCGCCGCCCTTCTGGGTGCCACCCCTGTGGGTCCGATCCTTGCGAGTCCGACCCTTGCGGGTGCCGGGGCTGGCGGTACGGTGTCCGCCCTGACCGCCCCGACCGGCAGGGACGGTTGCTCCCATACCTGGGCGGGCTGCACCGGGTATTGTTTGCAGGCGATCAGGTGCAGATGAAGAACCGCCTCAAATAGAAGGACTAGGTCGAGGCAGACCATCATCGGGAGCAGTGTCCACATGAGCGGGTTGACGAGCGCTTCGCCTAACTCAGCACCGTTGAAGTAGGTCCGCATGTTCATCGCCATCAGGAACCCGACCGCCCCGCACAAGAACACAGCGCCGGTGTGGAAGGGAACGCGGTAGATCAGCCGTTGCGTCAGATAGTGCATAGCAACCTCCGAAGGTAGAAAAAGGGCCGCCGTTGGGTATGGCGACCCGGTGCCAAAAGGAAAAGAACGCCAGCCGGTTAGCCGCCTGGCTCGCCGGGCTCGCAAGCAAAGTATCGCGCCGTAGTCAGGTAGCCCTTGCCCCGCACGAACTCACCCTCCGATGCGTGCTGGTCCCACGCGAACGTGCAGCCGGAAAGCTCGATCACGTCGGGAAAATGCGGCAGCACCCACCCCGACCCGACCAGTTCGATTTCCGTGGTGCGTGCCCACGCGAGTAGCTTGAATTCAGACATGTTCACGGCCAGTTCCGACCCAAACACTTCGGCGGAAACTTCCGCGGCTTTCTCTTTGTTCATGTCGCACCTCTGGGGTAAAGAAACCGGGCCGCCGTCAAGAAGACAACGGCCCGGCTGAGGAAAAGACGCAATGCAATATCCGCCAGCGGTTCTCTATTATTCGCCTTCGCCGTCTTTGCTGGGCTTCGCGGTTTGCCTTTGCAGATCAAGCAGCTTCGCGAGGTTGGTTGACACGGCGTCGGCTGTCGCTTTCAGTTCCGCAGGCTTGCCCATCGCGGCCATCGCCCTTGCGACGCCGAGTGTCTGCTCCATCGCCTTGATCGCCGGGGCTCGCACAACCAACTCGCCTTCGCCCGTGACTCCAACCAGTGTCATCTTTGCAGCCATCGCAGTCTCCTTCACAAATGCCAGTTTCCTCAGACCGCTCACGCGGCGGTCACGCAGTTGCCTTCTTCTCATCGTCGTCGAACGTAATTAGCCGGGTCGCGTTCTCCACTTTAGCCTTGGTTTGTGGGGTCAATTCTGCCGCCGAGATCACGCCGACCTCGAACGCTCCGCGCACTGACCCTTTGCGGCTGCCGGTCTTCGTTTCCCCGTACGCGGTGACGTACGTTTTCGCCGCCGCCAGCCAGCCTTCTTCCGGTTCCGGCAGGGTGCCTTCCCAGCCGTTCATCACGTCGAGCAGGTTGGCTCGGGCGGGGTCCGGCAGGGATGACAGGATCGCGGCCAGCAAGTCTTCGGGTTTCGGCTTCGCCGTCGTGGTGGAGGTGGAGTCGGTGCCAACGGCAAGCGACCCTTTGATCCGAACCCAGAGGTCGACCGGGTATGCTTTGCCGGGCTCAAGGTCGTTGCGTTTGTGTTTCGCCGTGCGTCCAACGACCTGCAATGCGTGGAGTTCTTCGGCTGACAGGTTCAGCGGGTCTGCATCGTTCATTTCGCCCCTTCCTCCGGCTTGCTGTCCTTTGTTGCGGTGAATTCGGCATCGACAAGGTCGTCCGCCGTCACCTCCATTCCATCGGCCTCGCCTTGCGAAAAGTCATCCAGTGCTTCGGCGTAGTCCTCGCCGAGGTGCTGCGCGATGTTCGCGTCGGCCATCTCGTCGAGCGCAACGGCACGCTGCATCTGTTCGGTCGACCACGGCAGGTATTTGAGCAACCTGATGGCCGCCGTCTTCATCCACATCGCCTGCTGATGCAGCGGGTGCAGCCACGGGGAATCGCCCCTCGGCTTGATCGACTGTTTGAGTTGTTCGATCTCCCACGCTTCGACAACATGGAATGTCGCTCGTGGTGCGCCCTTCAGAATGCACGTCGCGTATGCTGCGACCAACTCGCCAGCCGGGCCGTCGCGGAACGGGGTGTGTTTCATGAACGGCTGCGTTCCGTACTCGTAGAAAAACTCGTCCTTTGCGTAAACGGGGCGGCATTCAAATACCGTCAGCATCCCGCTGCGGCGGCACAATTCCAGAAGGCCCTGGTAGCCGGGCTGGAAATGGGCCTCATGGGTTTTCTCGTTGGTCGCTGGGTTGATCGGTCCGGTCCGTCGCGGGATCAGGAAAGCGTGCCCCCGTACGTCCGGGTAAAGCCCCAGCTTGCCGCACTCAACGATGGCTCCGAAGAAACTCGCCTGCGTGCAGACTGAGAGTTTCGGCGTTTTGCGGAGCGTGACAATGGCGATCTCGCCGAGCCGCTTGGCGTCAACGCCGTCCGGTAGGATACGGGCCAGCGTCGGGGCCACTTTGTTGAACAACGCTCCGACCTGCGTTCGGTCCCGCCCGATCAGCGCAATGGCCGTTACCGGTTTCGCTGTCGCTTGTTTCGCCATCAGTCGTCATCCTTTTCCTCAAGGTCTGGAATGTAATAGGGGCACGTCTTCGCATACCCGCACCATTTCTCTGAGCAGAACCATTCCGTCGGCAGGCACGGAACGAACGAGCCGGAAGCTACCGACTTCGTGAACGCCCGCAACCTCGCCGCGAACTGTTCAACATGGGTCATGCCCCGTGAAGCGTTCAGCACGGTCCGCGTGGTTTGCTTCCTGCTGGTGAGGCAGTCGAGCCGGACGTTTGGCATCACGCCGTATCGGCGGCGGTATGCGATAGCGTACGCTGTCAATTGCAATGAGGTGTCGGCCTCTCGCTGCGACAATTTCCGCCGCCCGGTCTTCCAATCCGTCACAAGCCCTGGCGTTGCAAGGTCCGTGATGCCAAGCAACGTCTGCCCGTTCGGCAATCCGAATTCCCATCGCTCCTCTACCCACTGCGGGGCGTTGTATTCCGGCTGAACCACGCAGCCCCAAAAGTGAGCGAGCGCGGCGGTGCGGTCCCTCGCCGCTCCGAGCGATGCCGCCACGCCCTGGTCCGTTTCCTCCGAAGTCAGCATGGCTCCATCCGCACCGAAGCGTTCATCCAAACCCGCCACGGCAACGTCCCGAACGTCGTCCGGGCTGACGTTCCCTCCATGCTCCCGCTTCCACTCCATTGCGTGAGCAGCGCCCGCATGAACTCCGCTCCCGGTCAAGGCCGCGAAGCCCGGCGGGCAAATTTCACCCTCTTCGTAGCGGCGTCTGAATTGCTCGCCGCACTTGGAATGCATCGATATTTGGCTGACACTGATGTGCTTTGGCATCCCCTTCATTATCCCCAAAACACGTTTGAAAAAAACCCGCCGCCGCTGCGTCGTGGTGTTCCAAACCTTCCGCAGCGACGACGGGTGCCAGGCGACGGTCCAGCCAATCCGGTCCACTCCACTCCGAGCCCCTCCACTCCGGGCCATTCCGCTCCGTTACAGCCGGTCCTCTCCGGTCCAATCCACTCCTCTCCGGTCCCATCCACTCCGCTCCGTTACAGCCGCTCCAGTCCTGTCCCTTCCGGTCCGATCCACGCCGCTCCTTTACAGCCGCTCCAGTCCGGTCCCATCCGCTCCAATCCACGCCGCTCCGATCCACGCCGCTCCGTTACAGCCGCTCCGCTCCATTCCGGTCCGAGCCGCCCCTATCCGATCCCTTCCGCTCCGGTCCATTACAAAGCCGCCACCACGCCGCAGCAATGCCACGGCGCGGCAGCGGGGAATGCACTAGGCGGTTTTTTTGTGCCGCCCGCTGAATGTACCGATCTTCACCTCCACCTTTTCAAATTCGGCAATCACCGGATCGAACAGGTTGCGAAACTCGGCATAGTTGCGGTAACGATTCAGCCAACTCCGAAACTCGACCAGAGCGCGGTCGAGAACGTAGTTGATGTCCGTTGCCGTCAGTTCGCCAGCTTGCGCGTAAATGACAGCATGGTGCCCCTTGTGTTTCACGGCAATCGACTGGCTGACGGTGACGATTTTTCCCGGTATGGAACCAACTGTCACCTCCACCTCGCGGCGCTGAATGGCCCGCAGCAGGTATTCTGCCCGCCGCTTGCGTTCCAGCAATGCCGCCTTCTTGTCGTTCCACTCGAATAGCGAGTGGATCGGGCTTGTCGCAGGCCGGGCTGCCGCAACCAGCTTTTCCGGACTGCCCCTCGGCACTCGGCCCTTGAAGTGCGACTTGATGAACGCGATCAGTGACGTGCCTTCAGTGCGGGAAATGTGAAACCCCGAACCGATGACCAGTTCCGTTTTCTTCTTTGCCTTCGCCATTGTGGCGAGTCCTCCGTGGTGGGGTGATTACCGACTAGCCCGCCGCGTCGTGCGATTCTTCGCGTTGACACGGAAACCGATCTTGTCGACAGAGACGTTCCAGTACGCATCCGACGCCCACTTCGGCAGCTTGGCATCGGTCACGACGAACCCGCCGCACTCGCCCTGCTTTTTCTCGGCGCGGAGTTCTCCCCAGCCGATATACTGCCCGGCATGCTGCAAGAGATTGCCCAACGATTCAATCGACAGCACGGCGCGGTTGAACGTAATCCGCAGGTGGCACTCCCACTCGGGAAAAATTGGGCGATAGCGCAGTTCCGGCATCTTGCCGGTGGTGCCGACCGCCACGGCGCGGGTGTCCATCGCGAACCCGTTGTGACGCAGGAGAATCAACCCGCCTTCGTCCGGCAGCACGCGAAAACTCTTGCCGATCAGGCCGATGGTGGTGTTGTCGCTGAACCCGGCCGGACGGATCGCGGAGCAGATGCACTTCTTCATTCCGCTCGCGGGGATACCGTACAGTCCATTCGGCGCGGGCGGTTGCCCCGGACTGCTCGGGAGCGTATAGAAAGCCCCTTGGTAGACTGAGTCAATGGTCTTTTCCTTCTTCGGCACCTTCGCCTTCCCGCCGCCAACCGATGAGTAGCGGGCGTTGACCTCCTCGACGCAGGCCGCTTTGTTGTTCATCATCAGTGGTGAGTCGCCCGCGATGCGGATGACCACGTAGTCCATGTCGAGCGGTTGGATTTCCACCCGCCCTTTTCCGTTGCCTCCCTTGCCGCTACCACTTGCCACAGGTTTCTTTGCCATCGTATCAAACCTTTCGTAAAACGCAGTTGCCGTGCCCCGCCAAACATTGACGGGTGCGATTGCCCCTCCTGCCTCTCCGCTCCGTTCCGCTCCATTCCAATCCGCTCCAAGCCACTCCCTTCCACGCCGCTACGGCCATTCCCTTCCGAGCCGCTCCCTTCCATGCCCGTCCGATCCATTACAGCCGTGCCGTTCCTGCCCTTTCCGCTCCACGGCCAGCCGTTCCAGTCCGTTACGCACGGTGGTTCAAGCCGGTCCGGCCGCTCCAATCCGAGCCACTCCCATCCGGTCCGGTCCTTTCCACTCCGATCCGTTACAGCCGATCCATTCCGATCCGGTCCGCTCTAATCCCGTCCGCTCCAGTCCGGTCCAGCCGGTCCATTCCACTCCAATCCAATCCGATCCTTTCCACTCCGCTCCTTTACGGCCTGTCCGATCCTTTCCTTGCCCCTCCGCTCCGGTCTCTTCCGTTCCTGTCCGATCCCTTCCGTTACAGCCGGTCCCGTCCCTTCCGACCCCTTCCAATCCAATTCACGCCGCGCCGGTCCGTTACAGCCGCTCCTTTCCTGCCCTTTCCGCTCCCTGCCTTTCCAGTCCAGTCCGTCCCGCTCCAATCCGTTACAGCCGTTCATCGTACCCGGATTTCCTCCCAGGGTTTCAGCACCCCAAGGTCGCGGGCGTGTTTGTCTAAATCAACGTCAACATCGGCGATGCAGTTCCGCCGTAGGTCGACGGTGTAGAATCTGCCGGTATGCTCGGCGTCCTTCACCCGCCGGTGCCTGAAGAGTTGCTGGCCGCGTCGAGCCAAAGCCCGGGTCATTCGCTGATACACGGCCTTTTCGCTTACCGGAACCCGCTGTTGCGTAGCCTTTGTCATTGCAGTGCCTGCCTTTGGTTATGATTTCAGATCCGTGACGTAATCCTTGCTGACCCGCAGTGTAAAATCACCTTGCTCGATCAACCACTGGTCGCCCTGCGTTTCGTCCGGCTTGTGAAATGCCGTCCGCTTTTTGGTAAGAAATTCCTTCCAGCCGCTGCCGCCCGCCCGCACGTCCACCTTGACGCCCGGCGGCACGCAATACCTGGGAAGGTGTTTCACCTCGGCGTACGACACCAGCCGCCCGCGTTTTTTCGCGTACCCCTTGCGCTTGTAGTCTTCGCCTTGCATTCCAAACCCGCCCGGCCTGGTTGCCAGGTAGTCAAGGACAACGCCCGCCGCGTCGAAACTCATGTGCGGATCGAAACCCCGGATCGCCAATTGCTTCGCCTGTTTGTAGGTGCAAAGCCCGGCTGCCCGCCGTTCGTCGAGTTCGTGGCACAGCTTCTGGGCGGATGCGTAGTCGAAGTCGCCCTCGTGTCTGATCCCCGCTGCCTCCAGTTTGTCGATCTGTTCTGGCAGTGGTTGTTTCGCGTCCCACCAGCCCGGCAACGCCTCCTCGGCGACATCCAGCAACGAAAACGGGTCGATGGTCTTCCGGGACAGCTTGGCGTCAGCAACAACTTTCACGAACGCCATTTTCCGTAGCTCGTCGGACGAAGCGACGCACTCCGCAATGATCTCATCCACGTCGTTCGGTTCGCCGTCCTCCCCCTTCTCCTCCATCCGCCGTCTGATCTCATCCGTTACGGCTTTGTCGTAATTCCCAGCGAGCAAATCGGGTGAGCCGACCAACCGGTGGTCCGCAGCCTTGCCAGTCAAGTCGAGGACAAGGCAGTCCTCTTTTCCTTCAATAGGGCACGCCCAGCCGCCGCGCAACCCGCGACCGATCATCTGAGCGTACAGCGCCCGCGATGCAGTCGGCCGAGCGATGACGATGCAGGATGTATTCGGGGCGTCAAAGCCCTCCAGAAATACACCACAATTCACGAGAAACTGAATGTCGCCCCGGAGGTACGCTTCCACCGCTGCTTTCCGGTCGTCTGGATTCGTCGAACCGCTGACAGCGACCGCACCGCGTTTGCTATACCGTGCCGACATCAGCGCCGCAACCGACTCAGCCGAGCCGACCGATGGTGTGAATATGATCGTTTGCCGGTCCCCCGCCAATTTGGCGACCGGGGCACAGAGTTCATGGATCGTCTGTTCGCGGTTGATCCGATCCTCTACCGCCTTCACAGACAGGTCGCCGTCTTCCAATTTGATGCCGGAAAAGTCAAGGCTTTCGACCCGGATGTACTCCTGTTTGATCTTCGACAGGTAGCCGTCTTTGATCGCATCGGGCAGGGAGTAATGGAACGGCACTGAACCGAACATCTGGCCGAGCGACACTTCGTCGGCCCGATCCGTGGTAGCCGTCAACCCGACCAGCCTCCCCTTGTCGAAATAGTCGGCGACTTCTTGCCACGCCGGGGCAACGCCGTGGTGACAATTATGCACGAGAATGCCATTGGCGAAAAAGCAGTGCGTGTCGGCAACAGCAAGGTCGTAGACTTCACGCGATCCGTCAGGGTCAACCGACAGGACAGTATCGCAGCTTATATGCCATGCAGGGCGGCACGTGCGGCCGGATGGCAGCCGCGACCTTGCTGGCGACCGCTTTGCGAAGGTGAACCGTTTTATTGCCTCGGCGTGACTGGGCGACCCGTACCTCGCCGTATTTAGCTCGAAACCACATTGCCACAGCCCTGATACTGGTGTCGTCAAAGCCCTCAGTGTGAAGTGCAATCTGCCATCCGGCGGAACTACTGCCGTCATCGCAGATCCACCACGCGAGCCCCAGTGGCCCCAGCGAGTCAAGCCATGCCCGCGATATGACTTTGGGGCCGCCGTCCGGTCGGGTGAGATCATAGATCGGCAACAGACACGGGAGGCAACTTGACCGAAACGTACACAACTGGTCGCCGTACCCAGGATTGGCCGCAAACGAAACCGATGGCGACAGCCGCCGGAGGATAGCGGCCTTGTGGCGAACCCACTCCGTCTGCTTGCTTGAATGGTTCCCGGATAGCCTGGGGTTCTTACTGCGTGGGTTCGGTAAGCCGATGCTAAAGTCGCCGAGTAGCGTCCCGAGAATCGCCGACCGCTCGTTAGGCGTAAGCGTGATCTCCCACCCGGACGGCCGCTTATCGTGGCCTTTGCGATACCTTGGAATGCTTCGCGTGCCACGCCATTTAATAAACCGTGATAGCGTACTCGCGTTTGGCGTAACGCTAGTGCCGCAGCCACACTCACAAAGCGGCAGTGACGCCTTAAATTTTTCGTACTCAACCGACCATTCTTCGCGACTTCTGGGTGTCGAATGACCAGGGGCGCACTTTCGCGGTCGCCCCCTGGTGTCGACTGCCGGTATCCATACGCCGCAACCGCACGCACAACGGCGTCGCCGGGCTTTAGGTGCCGGGCTTCCACCCATCCCCGCAGTGTCCATATTGGATGTTCCCCCGTGACGCGAATGGTGCCACCGTATGTCGCTACCCGCAACACCGCCCGGCGGCCTTTACTGGCCCACGCCTCAATGCGACCGAACTTAGCAGATGTTCCATCATGCGTCAACACTCGTTTGGCCTTACGCCGCACCGCTTCGCTGAGTGGAATAGTCCCAAGTTCTGTTTCTACTGCCGCGAGGCCGTCAACGCATTCATCCATCACGATCAACCCGAATTCATCGGGGGCAAACAGGAGCCGCCGCTCCTCGGAGAATAGCGTCTGGATGCTCGCGGCAACAACGCGGGGGCGTTCCAGTAGCGGCCTGCTGGTCACCGTGTCGTACGCTTTTTCGACGCCCGCCTCTTCGCCGCTCATGTTGCGGAATTGGGTGACGGCCTGGAAAACCAACTCCTCGCGGTGCGCCAACCACAAGACTTTCGGCGGAAGCCCTAATGCCTCGCAAGCGTCGGGCCAGACCGTCGCGGCGTACATCCCAACAACCGTCTTGCCCACACCGGTTGGCATGGACACAAGAATGCGGTTGTTGTCCGGGAACGCCTCGAATAATTTGACGACCGCTTCGCTCTGGTACGGCCGCAGTTCAACTTGCGGAGTCGCCATTAGTGTTCCTGCTTCCATTCAAAATATTCGTCTTCGGACAACCATCCCTTCCCGTCGCATTGCTTGCAGCCCTTGCACACATGATTGCTCGGGCGGCAGTCGGAGCAAATTACATACGGGGCAGACTTCTTGATGCGGGTGCGGGCTTCGCCGAGCAAGTCCTTCACCGTCCCGACCTCGATCATCGACCCGGCACCCGATGCATGCACCGTCAGCTTTTGCACCTTGGCCGGGATCGCAGACAGTTCCGTCACCATGTCCATCACCACGGACCGGCCAGCCCAGACGCCAAGGAGGTATTCAGGAATAACGTGCCCCCGCTGGTCCTTCTTCTTTGCTGCGTTGGGCTTGGGTGCTGCGGTTGCCGGGCTTGTTGTTTTTTTGGCCTTCGCGCCGGTCCCTGGCGATGCTTTCTCGTAAGTTTTTCCCGCATGTTGGCCTGTGGTGATTTTAACCGTCTTTCTCCCGACGGCTGCTGGCTTCAATTTGCCAGCCTTAATGAGTGCGTTGGCAACTTTGGCGACATACTGCTTGGATACTCCGCACTGTTTGCCGATGGCAACGAACGGGCGCTTCTGGTGTGCAGGATCAAGCAGCAAATTCTGGATAGCGTGCAACCGGTCGCCCCGTGACGGCCGCTGCCCGTGGTTGAGGTTTGCGCCCGCAGCAAACCATCGGGCGTCTGATTTCGACCCTTCGCGGAGGTCAACGTCTATCGTGTTGTTGCCGATTTTCTTTTCAACGTGCAAGCGGTGGTTGCCGTCGCCGAGCCAGTAATTCTCGGCGGTGTCCTTGAATACGACGATGGGCGGGAAAACGGCTTCCTCAGTCCGTCGCAATTCCTCGTATTCAACAAGCAACCCTTCATCAAGTGTTGCCCGTCCCAAAATGCTCTGATCGACTTTGATTTGCGTGATCTTCAATACGGTCATCGGCTAGCCTCCGGTGTGTAGCACCCGTGGTTTCCATTTCCCAAAGTGCAAATTTTACCCGGTTTGGTTTTGAGGCAAACCCGATGACCGTAAACCTTTGTCAGCACGCATGTTAGCCACATCGACAACCAGGTTGTCGATGTGCCAGATTCAGTGATAACCAACGCATGCTGCGCTGTGCAAGTTGGAGGCATTGAAAACAGGTAATGCTGGGCTCGCACCCGTTTGCTTTTCTTGGATGGGGTTCCGGCGGTTTGCAGCACGGCCGCGATGAACGTCCACGGTTGGCCTCAGTGCGCAACAACCCCCGGCGCTCCGCGTTTTGCTCGCAGCCCAATTGCTGCGCCAGGCCGCCACTCGCTCCGACGCACGACGCCAGAGTCCTCACCTGTTGCCGGTACGGTAACGATGGCGACGGGACGTACCCGCCGGTTCCGATCATTCCACCGATCACCTTCTCGGGCGAACCCTCCCTCTGTCAAAGGTGAGGCGTAAGCGGCCCGAGTCGCTGGCAATTCTACCCGCGCCCCACAGGGCCACGCGGCGGGCATCACGTCGGGGTCAATGCCCCCGGTTTAAGTTGTAGCCCGATCGCAGCCAGGCAACCAGCGCAGCGACGTTCGGGGTGCTAGCTTCTTGTTCCGCCAGCCATCGCAAGTAATCCGGTGGCGCGTCTCGGATAGGGGTGCCCTTGTGTTTGCCGAACCAAAGGACGGTCGAACCAGACCACGCACCGGGTCCGGTTCGCGGTTTCCGTTTCCCCTTCCGCCGCTTGCGTTTGGTCTTCCGCAGTTTTGTTGACCTCGGGGTCGCCGGTCCGTAGGCAGTCCGGTCATTGGCACGCTTCCACTCATCTCGCGGCATGCCGATACCCTCCATCCGGGCGGTGCAAGCGCATGAAAAAAGCCCCTTCCGGCTGGAAATGCCAGAAAAAGGCTTTTGGATGAGTCGATTTTGTGTAGAATTCAGACGGCATGAGCGGTGGTGTTCCGTTCAGTCCACGCCGCACGATGCTTCAACATCGGTGCGGCTTTTTTTCTGTTGAGCCCCCAATATACCGCCAATCCAGGGCTCAGCAATCCCCAGCCCCCAGATTCGCCGCCTAACGGCCTGTCCCGGTCTGGGTGTTCCCATCCATTGAGGGCCGTTTGCTCACGGCAGCGGCTGATTCCCGGGGCTCCTGGCGGTTTTCAGGGGGATCGGCTGGAATCCAGAACTCCTGGCACCCGCATCGCGGGCATCTACCCACACTCGCGGGGTGCTAGGTGCTGCATCGGCCGCAGGTTCCGGGAGTCATCGCGACCGATTCCGAATGTACTGCTGGTCGGCTGCGCTCAGCCTGTCCAGCGGCAGCGAAATGACCTCGCCGCTTTCGAGTTCCAACTTGATAACGCCGAACGCCATGCTTTTCAGTTTGGCTTTGACGCGGTGCTTGCCGGTCACATCCACCCATTCGCGGAATTCCCTTTTCTCCACTGGCCGCACTTTCCGCGCTGGTTGTCCCAGACCTTTGTTTTGTTGTTTCCTTTTCGCTGCGGCAACCGCCTCAAGGTACTCGCGAGGGGTCCACTCGACGCGGTACTTGAGCCCGAGCTTTTTCAGCCTATTTTCCATGATCCACGGTCCCCACTTCTTGCCGCTGGCGTCGATCAACTGCACGTCCGTCACGCGAAGGATGTTCCAGGGTTCATATGCTCCAGTGTACTGCCGCCCCTCCATTGCCCAATCTCCGCCAAGTGTCGCCGATACGCGGGCTAGGAGCCCGTCGTCGTTCGTGTCGGCTGCGAATGCATCCGCGAGAGCCGCCATTGCTGGCTTGTCAATGTCTTTCTGCCAGTACAGGATCGCGCGATATTTTCCAGGCGAGTCTAAGTCCTTCCCGTACTCGTGCAGTGAAATTGCATCGTAAGCGCGTTGCTCAGTTGCACGACTCCCGACATAGTCATCGGACAACTTTATCACGCCGCAGATCACGAAGTGTTTTCTGGCATACTTCTCGGTCGTTGCCTTGAGCCGAACGAGGCTCGTTTCATCGCCCACGTAAGGGATCGGCGACGCCCCATGCTGTGCGGCGGCCATCACGGCCAGAGAGCAAATGATTGTCTGAAGCATAGCAGGTTCTCCAATTCAGAAGGGTTAGTCGTGCGGGTTCTCTATGATAGTCGGTTTCGGTTGCCGCTCATTCCCACCTCCCGCCGCGTCTACGGCTCTGATCTCTCGCGATAGCCAGTACCGCGACTTCCATAGTTCGTTCAGTTCAAACCGGGCGGCCTCGAAAATGCTCCGCGACCATTCGCGATCTGGAGTCAGCCACTCAGCCGCGCCGTCGTCGCGGTCGCGCATAATCATTCGCGAATCTGCAACGACTGGCGAGAGTCTGATGCTACTTGTGTTCATCGGTTTCTCCTGCCGCTTCAGCGGCTTGCGACTTCGTGGCGTATCCGCTCCCCGATCACTTGCCCGAATCCCGTAGGACACGGCGCGGTCGCGATTTCCTTCAACGGTACGCATCGCTCCCACGCCCAGTTTTTCAATCGCCATCGGACGGCGAGTCGATCGCGATCGAAATGGAAGGTCACCAGCCCTGATCCAACCGACGACGACACGGCACGCATGAACCTGAAAACGGCGGCATCGGCCTCCAGGTCCGCCACCCGCTGCTGGAGCTGCTCCGCTCGTTCCGCATACTCGCGAACAATCGCCTTTGCCCGTACTATACGCCCCCGATACCGGCAAATCCGGCGATCCATCCTGCTCTGCAAGTATGTCAGCCGGTACAGCGCCGAGGCCATGCGGAGTTGCGTACCCCACGCGATGCTTTCCGCCTCAGTCTCCAGGTGAGTTTCGGCGAATAGATCCCACCGCATTTTCAGTTGGTCGTTTTTGCCCTCCAACTCCGCCACCCGCTGCCGCAGGCGGTCGTAGTCTTCTACGATTCCGTCAAGCTCCCCATCGTTCCACTGCTTCTGTCGTTTCTCCAGTTTCACCACCTCAGCCTCTAGGATGCGTATGGCCACACCGGCTTTCATCCCCTCGACGATGGCCTCCAGTTCCGCCACCCGCTGCCGCTCGGCCTGGAGGTTGCGGAGGGCTCGGGGTAGGAGGGTACTCACGCTCACGAGCCACCCCCGGATCGTGTCACACGGCTCCGGCATGTAGGGAATTCCCGACTCAATATTCAGCAACTCCCTCCGCACCGCCTCGGCGGTGAACAGCCCCTCGGTGATCTCCTCGGGGGTGATTGGCTTATCGCTACTCATCGTAGTGCCCCCCTTCCAGCCTATCGAGTCGCGCCTCGATAGCTCGCAGTCTGTCCGCTACCGGGCGAGTGGGTTCAATGTCAGTCAACGCCGTTTCGAGCAGCTCACGTACGGCAGACTCACGCATCGGTCGCTTGCCGGTTTCCTCCAGCCGCATCGCCCGGTAGGCGTCGAGTTTGGTTTCGAGTTTCTCGGTCAATCGTATGTTCATCACTCTCCTCCTGCGGCCTTCGCCGCTGCTGAATCCCGCTCCTTACAAAAGCACAACCCGCAGACCTCGTACAGCACCCTGCCGCATCCCTCACAGAATCCGAGCACCTTGCGATCGTCGATTGCCGTGATCGTGAATCCCGGCCACTGCCGGCGGAACTCCTTCACGGTCTCGTATCCGACGGTCACGACAACGATTTTGGTCGCGTCGATTTTCATTGGCTCGCCTCGCTTTCTGCGGCGGTTGCCGCTGCTATTGCTGGGTGAAAGGTCTCGACATTGCACTTTGTGCAGTAGCACCAGAGTTCGCATCCTCCACCACTGGGAAGCGTTTCGACGATCTCCCAAATAGCACACTCCTGTGCGCATTCCATGCAGATCGGATCTGGATACGCACGGAACGGCATCTCACTTCCCTCCTGCGGCGGTTGCCGCTGTTAGCCTCTGACCGCTGGGTGTCAACTCGAATTCCACCCAGCGGTCTGGCCGTTCGCCGTTCCGGTAGGTGCCTCCGTAAGTGCGGAGGCCAAGCCTCCGTGCCAGGCCCGCTCGCACCAGGACTGTGCCGCTCCTGCCGATAGCCCCGGGGAACGCACCCTGCTGACTGCTCGCGAATTCCCGCAGGGCAGCGACCACTGCCGGTGATAGTGCCTTACTCATTCCCTCTTCTCCCCTCTTGCGGCGGTTGCTGCTGACTACTTGTTTTCCTTGCTATTGCTGGGAACGCCACGTCCCCGCTAGGGTAGACCGTGGCGTGGACTTTGTGGCCGGCTCGCACTTCGCAACCGTCGGGATACTCCTTGGCAACGTGGAAGGCTTCGGTGATGGCCTCGGCCATATTCGTGGCGTTTGCTTGGACGGTCAAAATGTATAGCGGCACGGCGGGTCTCCTGCGGCAGGGGGCTTGGGATCGGGTTTAAGGCTTTCGGGCTTTTTGCTGCACGTCAGCGAGCTGGGCTGCAATGGCGTCCCGGTCATTCTCGATGTCGTCAGCGGCGTCAATTGCCTTGTCGCGAGCGTCCCCTGCCGCCAGCAGTTGGTCGCGGTTGGTTTCCGCAGTCCATAAGGTCGCGGTCAAGGCACCGATGACGTTATCCGGTGTCGCGTCCCATTTCTGCGGCAGGACGGAAGCAGTGGAGTCCTGGAGTAGTTGCTGGACTTGCATCCCGAATTCGTTCGCGACCTGGAGTCGGTGTCGCAAAGTCGCGATCTCGTTCTTGGCGTGGGCAAGCTGCGTCGAATACTCAGCAGCGTTGCGTTGGCATTCGCCAAGCTCTCTTGTTATCGCGGACCGCGGCCCCGGCAAACCCAGAAGGCGGGTCAGCCGTGCGATCTCCGTGTCACGCGACTGGTTGTCGGCAGCGGCCTCTTTGAGGAATTCGTTGTGGTGGTTTTTCCGCCAGTTGACTTCGTCGACCAGGATTTTGGCTACTTCTTGCAACCGCTTGGCTTCCGCTTCGCCCTTCTGTAACGACGCTTCCGTTTCTTTGCGGTAGTCCATGCCTCGCCGACACGCAGCGGCCAAGGTTTTAGCCACCTCCATCGCCTGGCGGTGCAATCGCCGCAGCGGTCCCTTGTGTGCTTTGTCCACGAACGCCAGCGCTCCAGCCACCGTGTCGATGGGCAGCAAGTCTATCGTCGCTGCCGGTTGTGCGTTTGGAGTCGTCATGCAATACCGCCTCGCCAGTTCAAGCAGCCCGGTTGCGTTTCCGTCCGCTCCCCAGCCGCCGTCTAATGCGAAGGCGATCTGCATGGCATCAAATTCCGAGTCGCAATCGATCACGTATTGATTGCTGACTTTGTTTTCGTCCTGATTAACCGCAACGGTGAACCGCTGCGGATCGCCGTGCGCCCTGGCCTCCCGGAGGGGGTGCAGTTGCTTTTCTAGTGCGCGGATCGTCTCTTTGTGTTGGCCAACCATTGTCGTTGCTTTGCCGTGTGCGATCTGCGATTTCCCTACGGCAGCGCGAAGTTCCTCGGCCTTGTCCTTGCGGTGCCGGATTTCATCTTGGAGTTGCCGGTTGAGCCCCCGCAATTCCTCCCGCCGTCCCGTCAGCGTGCGGATGGTGTCTTCCAGTTGGATTGCCTTTGCGTGGCACAGCGCGACGGCGTTCGCCGCCTCCTCGATCGTGTCGAGGAATGTGGACTGGTGTGTGCCGGTGGTGACGGTGACGCGGTTCTGCGTTATGTCGAGGACCACCGAGGAGTCGAGCGAATCGGGTAGGGGCATGTTGGTGTAAATCCTTTTTGTGTTTAATGTCTCGAACGTAAGCGGTTGTTGCGGCCCGGTCGGCCATTCATCGCTCCAGTTCCCGGCCTTCGGGGTTCGGCGCTGACGGGATGCCGCTGTGTGGCGATCCGCCTTCTTTCGCCTCCGTTTGCGTCGGCACGTCGCTGGCAATGTCTCGGTGTTCGTCGGCTGCTTTCAGCGTGGCAGTGAGCGCATCCAAAGCGCCTTCGGCAGGGGGTTGCGGCGAGCGTGCGTCGGCGCCCCCTGCCAGTGCGAGGACGCATTGCATGGCTTTCCGGAAGTCAACTCCACAGCCGCCGGGATCGCACGCCAGGTATGCCTTGTGGTGCTGGCGAACCCATTCAAGCAGCGGCACTTCGTAGGCGTGCGTGACAAAAGCTCTCAGGGTGTCTTCGTATCTTGCCGCCTTCGTGCCTTCGTATAATGCCTTGCATCGGTCGCGGGTCCGCTTGGCCATCTCCAGGTGGCGTTGGCAAGCGATGTATGCCGCCTGGATTTGGAACTGGTCTTGCTGCATGTTTCCGATCTTTTCGGCGAGGACTTTCCGCTTGTATCTCGCCACGCAACGGAATGGGCCGGTCGTGATGGTGACGTGCCTGCCGTCCCCGGAGTCATCAGAGACGTGGCCGGTGGTTTCTGGCGCCGGTGCTTTCGGTTGTTCGCGAGCACGGTCGCGGTCAGCGTCAGCGTTCGTCTGGGCTTCTGCTTGTGCGGCGGCTCGGCGCAACTCAAACAGGGTGTTCGTCAGCGTGCGGAGGTCGGTGGTGAGTCCAGCGACCTCCTGTGCCAGCCCGTCGGCTCGTTCGGTTTGAAACGCAGCCGTGTTGATCTGTTCTTCGAGGTCACGGGCGAGGGCGATAACGCGGTTGCGTAGTTCCGATTTCGTGGTTTCCATCATTGGGTCTCTTGTGTGTCATTGGTCAGTTCAACACCGAACACGATCACCTGGCCCCCGTCGGCCGTTTCCAGCCCCGACGGGATGAACCTGCTAATGTAGTCCTCGAACAATGCATCAAGGTCTTCAAGTTGCTCCGCATCGAGTTCGGCGGACTTTCCGTTGGCGGAGTCGATTGCGTGGCAGGTAAACGTGTATTGCAGCTTCACGGCTTGGCTCCCTTTTTCGTAAGTCGGGGGCGGAACATCACGCAGCCGAAATCGCCGCACGTTAGCACCTGGGTGGTATTGAGAATGAGCACCCCGCCCGTCTACCCGGACGTAACGTGACGATCCTGCTTGCCGGAAAGCATTCCGCAAACACCATCCTTCCAGGCGGCGCAGTTGGTGCAGTGTTTGGCCCGATTCCGGGTTCTGTTGTGTTCCTTCACCTCTTCGATCAGTTCGGTTTGCAGTCGGCCGATTTGACGGGCGGCGGCTTTGTGCTTCCGGGGGTAGATCAAGACCTTCCCGGTGGTTTCCACTCGCATTTTATCGGTGTTGCCGTCGGCGTCCGCAACCGCTGACGTGAATCGGGTGATGTTGGTTTTGTGTTTCACGGCTTTCCCTTTCGATTAGCGTGTCAGTTCTCGGAAATATGACGCAGCTAATTCGCGGTCGATAATCAGGTCGGGCAGGAATCGCCGCGACAGAATTGCAAGGCGCACCCAGTCCGTGTTGAACCGGTCCGTTCGCCACTTGCACCAGATCAACAACCCCTGCGGCAGCTTGCGGGTTTTCACGTCGCGGTGATGGTCGTCGCAAAGCATCAGCAGGTTGCACAGTTCGTCGCTGCGCCCTTGCTGCCCGCCGATGATGTGGTGGGCCTCCAGTTTGACGCCAAGCCTGCGGCTTCCTCGGCCGCAGACTTGGCAATGGTCCCAGAGGAAGTGAAATTGCCGCATCACGGCGTGGGACTTGATCCGCTCTGGCGGCGGGAAATCCCTCGCTTTTGCTGGAAGGTGTTTGCGATAGTCTCCGAACGCGATGTCGTGGCGGTCCGTGAATGCGTTGGCCCGCTGTTGTGCCCCGTCCATCTAGTTGACCTTTCCGTGGGCTTAGTTCGCGTTGTGCGGTGCAGTGAAGCGTACGATGCCGCGGTCCCAGGCATTGGGACGGTCGAGGTTCGGGCATTCTTCGGGTGTGTCCCATTTTGCAGTGACGTCGGCCATCCACGCACATCCCGGCGTGATAACATGGGCAATAGCCCGCCCTTGATCTGGGCTGCCTTCCGCCACCAGGATGCCGGACCACCACCCTGCCGGGTTGGCGTGAGGGGCTGCGGAGACCATTGCCGCGTGAAGCGCTACGGCCCGGAGTGCATCAATCGGCGGGTTGCTCGGATCGCCGGGTTCGTCCGGGCTGAGCAACTTCTTTGTCGGCAGCGCTACGAGATGCGTTTTGTCGGTCTCGGGGTCCACAGCAGCAAGGAACACCGCCGAGGACGGCACCCCGTACAGGCCCATGAGGCGGGTCACTTGGGCAAGGATGCTCTCCAGGACGCCCCGTGTTTCCCGGCAATGGACAGGCGAAGGCGTTGTGTCAAAATGCACCAGAACTCCCCCCTTAGAAAATGAAGTGATAGATGGCCCCCGCGACGGCCGTGACAACGGCCGCGCCGAACCAGATACGCGACGCCCCTTGAAGCACTCCGTAAAGTGTAAGGGTGGCCCCGATGTAGTGCGCGACTTTCTTCCGCTCCGCATCCTGCGTGCCGTCTATGCTGGAGGCGAGAATTTCCGCCATGCGGGAGGTGAGAATTTCCGATTGACTCCACGCCACGTCCGCCCCCATCCGCAGGCCGATGCCAACGCACAATGTAGACCCGAACGTGATGAAGAGGAAAAAGTCGATCATAAAGGCCCGGTCCATCTAGCTGCCTCCTTATTCCTGTTTATTCCGGTCAAAGTCACGGTAATGCCCGGCCGGGTTGAGCGTGCCAGCGGCCCGCTGTAATCGTTTGAGAATGCGATCTTCTATCGCCAGACGAACTGCTTCAACATCCACTTGCGTTCCTTCATTGATGTCGTCCAGGATTGATTCCAGGGCGGCGATAGCCCCGACGAGATCGTCATTGACAAGGGCGTGCGGCGTCGGCCGCCCGATCCAGCCATGCGACTCCCCGGTCGCCGCGTCGTACTGACTTTCCAGCGCCTGGACAGATGCCCAGAACGCACCGGAAGACTCGATCCGAGACAGCCCGGAGTGCAAGCACTCGAACAGGTTGGCCCAGTTGTGCGGCCACAGGGTGAACGCCATACGGTCGGCGGCTTGCATTTTTGTCACTTTGTCGGTCATCGCGGGTTCTCCAATTCCAAAAGGAAACCACGCAAGACCGCAACCCAACTCTCAGGCCATATCGATCTTGCAGCGTCTTCCAGTTCAGCAGCCGCGCCGAGCGACCACCCGTCAGCACGGATGAAGACCACCGCGATGGCGATGTCGTGGCCGCAATGTGCGGCGTAGGTTGGCGACATCGCCGTGCCTTGATCGTCAACGATCACCCGAGTCGGCCCGACGGCGTGGATCTGGTCGATGACTTCCTGTAATTCAAGCGGGGACATGATCGTCCTCCAGTTGGTTGCGGGTCAGTTTCAAATTGCACTTCAACGGTGTCGCCCCTTTCGTTGATAGAGCTTGTCGCGGTCAGCCGCAGTCTCCGGCACCCCCACGAATTCCGGCGGGGGCGTCGGCATCGTTTCGTTCTGCGGTTTCCACCAGTGGAGACAAGACTGATGGTAGTTGATATGCGACGTGACGGCGGGCGAGTATTGCACCACCCATTCATCGTCGCGCCAGAAACACGCTCGGGCTCGTTGCATTTCCTGCCACGTCGGGCAACGGTCCGGCAGGGACACGCTAACATGATCCCAGCCGCCGCCGTCAGATACGATGCACCGCAGGTTGCCAACCCAAAAAGCCCCATTCATCCCGTCGGCGTCGGTCGTTCGCATGGACAGCGGAATGCCGTTGATAATCCGGGCTGCCGGTGGGTAAGGTTTCTTTCGCATTGGGGGGTCCTTTGTGCTTGAGAAAAAGGTCCTGCGCCGGGAAGCAGCGAGTGGATGCCCAGCCGCCCGGACCGTTCGCTCGGCGCAGGCGTGGCGCGTGGTCGCACGCCACGGGAGAGTCCCGGCCCGAAGCCGGGGGCAATGCATCGCTTCGGACGGTCCAAGCCCGCGATGCCCTGCCAAGTCATCATTTTCCTAAGCGTCCATTATAACGCTGTTTGGTTTGAGCCGTACCTGGTCCATCACCGGCCAGCCGGTGGAGGTTGTTTGTCGTCCTCCGGCGATGCGTTGCTGGCGATCACGAACATCCAGCAGCCGAATACGATAAACAGGAAAACTGTCAAGGCTGCCGTCAGGCAGAGCCCGGCGGCGGGTTCGTTCTCGCTATGCCCCGACTTGAGTTGCGTCCAGTCCGGCCCGTGGCAGTAGAGCCACTGAACACCTAGCGGGATGACGGCCCCCACAAGTAGCGACGCGGCCCCCACGATCCTAGTGCAAAATATTCCGAACGATTTCATCGGTTTCGGTTCCTCTTGTAAAGGTGAACGGCGTCGTGAATGCCATCCCATTGCGGGATATACAGCGTGGCCGGGTTCCTGTAGTTGCAACTGAGAAGGTCGAAAAACAGATCGTTTCCCGTGCAGCCGCCCTGCCCCTCGCCGATAAACACCAGATCGGTTCCCCGGTGACTGCGCAGGCACTCGGCTGCAAAGTCGTTGTCGTAGTCGGGCCAGCACAGCATGAGTGTGCGGTCAGAATAACACCGCAGGATCGACGGGCGACCAACTTGCACCGGATGCCATTGCGTGGTTGTGTGGTGGTGGGTGTTGTGGCTGTTGAGCCCAGGCGGCGCGTGGTCGAACGCCAGCACGTCGGCTCCGCACTGGTTCAGGCACCATGCCCAGTAGCCCGTCCCCGCGCCCATCTCAATAATCGGGGACAGTTCGGCGATCGCCCGGACAATGGGCTCCGTCGGGATTGCCCACGCCCAATTCTGGACGGCCAGGTGGCGGTGTCTCTGCGCTTGCATTATGTCGCCAAGGTCCCCCAGTTCACTTCCGCGAAGCACGGTTCCGTCGGGGGTGGGATGCCGCACGAAGTCTGCGGCGTAGTCGAGGTATGGGTTTTGCATACCGTTCTTTCGTTGGTGTAAAAATCCGCACCGGCAGGAGCGCGGCCTAAAAACTAGGCTGGTTATTCTCCTGTCGGGCGAAAGAGTGCATTGAGTTGCTCCGCGTCCGATCCGCGTTCACTGTCAGCGCGAAGCTTTCCGGCCAAAAAAAGGTGATTGGCGAGGGCGTCGAGCCGGTCGCCGGGTCGGTATAGGTGCGTCCATTCCAACCGCTTGATGCGGCCATCGGCAACGGCAATGGAAATCGACCCATATTGGATCGTGCCGGTGAGTAGTCGCCGAAAGCGGATTCGCAGGGCTCCCAGCATTTCCGCGTAGTCGCCGAGCGGCCGGGTGAACGAATCCGGGGAGACTCGGACGGCAAACACGTCTCCGCCGTGCCATTTCAGAACGATGTCCGCCCTGTGGATACCGACCCGGGCGAAAATGGCCGCGGCGTACTTTTGGAGGTTCCTACTGCGGCGGTAGGCGTCGGTCAGTTGTTGTTTCACGTTTCCATACCCTCCATTGTTGCGGCGTCCCAGAGGCCCCCGAAGACCGCTTCCCAGGACTCGGACGACACGTCGAGGAATTCGCTCACGAGGCCGTTGATCGCCGGGTTTGAGTGCTCCCCTGTGAGCGGGTTTACTTCACCGAGCACTCCGAGCATTGCGTCGTGATCGTCGGTTGCGATCCGGTTGGCGGCTGGCGCGATTCCGCGAGCGTCAGCCACGGAGGCTATCGGACGGACCCGGCGATACCATCCGCCGTAGTTGCCGAAATCAAACAGCATCGCTTTGACAAGTGCCGAGCGAAGCTGCCCTTGCATTTCATCCTCGGCCCAGCACCACACGACCGGCACTTTGCCTCGCAGCGCCCTTCGCAGCGGCAGAACGCGGTCGTACCATGCGGATTCGCCGGTTGGTGCCCAGGAGTCGATCGCCGCAAAATCATACTGGTTCGCGGCCAGCGTCTCGCAAAATCGGTGAATGTCGGCCTGAATAATCTCGTCGTGCAGGACGTGATCCTTGACGAGGTGAATCACGCGGCCATCGTTCTCCACGGTATCAACGCGGGTCGCTTTTGCGTAGCGGTGCATTAGGTGCGTCAGGATGCCAAGCCCGAGCCCGCCGACGAGAACCCGGCTGCCGGGGAGTCTTCGGTTTCGCACCATCTCCATCGGCTCGACCATTTGCGAGATTTCCTGCGGCGTGCCGTTCATCCAGTTGGTTCCGTCGGCGTGCAAGGACGCAACGCGGAAGTCGGAGTCGAGCCGCACTTTCCACGGGTCTTGCTGTTTCATCAGCCAGTTGCGATGGCTTACGATTGTCATGGCCGTGCCAGCCTGCACGATGTCACTGGTGACCTTAGCACCGCGATGCATGCCGTCCGGAATGGTGGGGGCGTATCGCAGAGCGCGGGTAAGCTGATCCTCGGTACATGGTGCTTTCATTTTTACTCTCCTGTTGATGGTGGACGTTATGTTCTCCGGTTGAGTTCTTCGGCAGAAATGCGCTCGATATTGCCGTCGGCGTATCGCACCTCCAGGCCGTTGGCAGCGGTGTTGCGAAGAAAAGCTTCAATGACGGCGACTCCCCGCTTGTCACCGGCTATAAAAGTTTTGCCGTCCGGGTCGCGAGACGCAAGCAGGATCGCGGTATCATGGCGAACGAACTCGCCGATCCGCTCCTCGGTGTATTCGCGAGCCTTGTCGATGTCGTTTACGATTCCGAGCAAGATTGTCGGTTCAACGGGGCCGATCTCGTTGCTGAATTGCATAGTCTCAAATAACATGCCGGACCGGTCAGGTCGGGCGTCGTTGTCGAGGTAGCCGTCGAGCCATGAACAGGAGAACCCTTTGCAGACCGACGGCCTTGTCTCGTAGATGGAACACCGCCCCTGCGTTGCGGTGTCCGTGTGGGCGTGCGGGCACAGTTCGCCGCGTGGCTTGTCGGGCAGGAATTCAAGCCGCGTCCACGCACAGCACGCTGCACATTCTCCGCATTGTCTCTTGCCCATCGTCGCCTCCGTTCAGTTGGTGTTACGGTTTCAACGAGTCAGCGGCACGGGTCGGTATGCCTGCCAACTTGACGGCCTCGTTCGCGTCAAGGTACAGCGTTGACGTGTCGCCCTCGCAGTCTTCACAGTCGAGGAAAACGCCGTCCTCGCGAACGTCAACAGCGGCGAACCCACCCGCGTTCGTGTGAAAGTTTTCGTGGTATCCCATTACGATTCTCCCTTTGTGACGTCGTCGGCAAGCTTGATAAGCCCCTCGGCCAGCGTGCGTGCGTCGGCAGAACTTATAGCGGCCTCGGCAATGTCGGCGTCTGCGTCGGAAATGCAAATAACGATGCAATCGGCGGACTCTTCGGAAATAGAAATGTCGATGTAGTCCGGTCGCGACGTACTGATAGAAAGGCAGTTGTCCACTACAATTCTCCCTTCGTAAAAACACCCGCCGCCGGGCAACCAAGCGTAAACCCGACAGCGGGCGACCCAGATTCGTTAGGCACGCCGCTTGCGGCGGCCAGTCTTCGCGGCCCGATACGCCGTGTTTTTCGCCACGACGCTTTCACAGTTCCGCCACTGCCGCAGCCGAATGCTCGTGGTGTGAATGTACTGCATGCAGGCGTGCCTCGCAGCCCTCGCCTCGTTGGTGTCGGACTTCGCCGGGATGCCGAGGATAACCTCGCCCATAGCCCGGTACGAAAAGCCGAACATGGCCATCTGTTCGACTTGCACCTGTTTGTCGGCATCCAGCCAGCGGCGGTATTTCCGTTTGAATTTCAGTGTTCGCGGCATGTCCCATCCTCTCGTGATGGCGTTGCGGTTCAGTCAACGACCCAGCCGTCGGCAACGCATTCGGCGGCCGAGCCGTACGTGTGGACCGGTTCTTTTGAAATGGAAGTGTCATCAGCCCACGAATGGAGTTCAGCGGGGCCGCCCGCAACGAACGGCGGGTGCAGGATGACGCAATGATCGGGCAATTCTCCCGGCACCCCGGTGCGGCGCTTCATGGGCAGCCCGGATTTCAACGGCCACTTTTCGGGCTGGTTGATAAATGCGATGGACGCTCGGCGTTCTTCCTCGGCGAATTGTTCTTTTGTGACCATCATCTCCTCCATCGGGACGGGTGCAATTGGGTATTTGATCGGGTGACGAGTCGGCAAGAGACAACGCCCCATTCGTCAGGGCGTTCAACGGGCAAACGGAACTCAACGGCTTGCCCGTCCGTTTTGCAAACGGCGTGGGCCACGATGTAGTGGCCGTGGTGCATAACGTGCGTCACGGTGACGGTTATCGCACGCGGCACTGCTTCTTCGGCGACGATCAACAGCCGGACAACATCGCCCGGTTGCAGACCACCGACCTGCCATGTGGCGGTAGGGCGAATGCCCAATTCCTCCAGTTGACGATTGCAGAGTTGGCGGCGGTGTCGCAATAGAGTCCTTTCGGCCCGCCGCGCCCAACGGACGCGGCGGGCATTGCTCGGGGGACGATCAAAAGTCGTTGGCGCGCAGCCATTCGACTTCGGCCGCCAGGGCGTCCTGGCGGGTTGGGAACGGTCCGAGCGTCGGGCCGTTCACCGGGGAGAGGTCAGCCGTCCATCCTTGGGTGCTGGCATCGAATTCGACGTGCGACACCCGACGAACTTCGGCTGGCCCTTCTTCGAGCAGTACGGACAATTCATCGTTCCAGATAAACTGAACGAGCCCGTTGGCCGTAACGTGCAGAACGGTTTCCTTCGCCATCTTACTCTCCCGTGTGGGTGGTGATATTACAGACTGCGACGTTGTTGCTGCTTCGGTGCCCGGTGGTATTCGGGCTTCCGGGTATTGCCCGCTCGGGTGCCGAGGGCTTCTTCAAGTTCGCGGGTCTCCGCTTCGCACCCGCTGCCGTCCATCCCCGACACGTCGATAGTCGGGTTGCCGTTCTCGTCGAATTCAACTGTGACCTTCGCCATGTTGATTGTCCTCGCGTTAGAGTTTGGTGGCGACCAGTTTCGGGCGGCCGCATTTGTCCTGCGACTCCCTGACCTTGTATCCATTTTTGCGGAGTTTCTTCTTTGTTACCTCCGCAGCGTATCGGATTTTGAGCCCCTGCAATTCCTGCCCGCCGAGGGCCTTGACCAGCCCGTGTCCGCCAGTGAAGAAATCAAACACGGGAACGTAGACGCCCGGCTTGGTCGGGTGCTTGTAAATGCCGACATCCCAATTGCAACCGGGCATCGTGACAACGCCAGCGTCAGCGGTTCCGTACCGCTTCGGGTCGATACCGTGTTTGTAGGCGGCGTCGCCCTCGTTGTAGTCCTGCACCCACGTCCCGAACCATCGCCACTTTGTCTTGGCGGGGTGGTAAGTTCCGCCGAGTAGTTCCACCGCCTTAGCAAAGGCGGCGAGGTCTTTTATCGCCATGTCGATTTTGGCAACGTGTGAAATGACGCACCTCGCTTTCCTGGGGTTTGGTGTTAATCGGGCAATTGGATGGCACGGGCGGTTGACGTTTCAACCAGCATACTGAGTGTTGCAACGATTTCGCTTGTTGTGGTTGCGGCTTGCAACCGAAAGCCCTCGTTGGTCCGCAATTCATCAGCCGAAACAAAGCCGTCAGTCCCGGACAGGACTCCCTTTGCTTTCGCAACAAGGTCTTTCGTGGCGGCGTCGCTGAAGATGTCCCGCTTGTGGAACAAGTCAAGGAATTCGGTAATCTGGTCGTACGTTGCGTCACGCAGCGTGCCCTTTTTCCCGTCAGCACGAATTGTCAAAGCGCTTTGCAACCGCTTCATAATGTCAAGCATCGAAGTGCGGAGGGCGAGCTTGCAGACTTCGGCTGCTTCATGCAACTCCTTGTCGGCCGCAGTGGCCTCAATGTTGTGGATCGCTTCGCCCAATTTCGCAGCGTCAGGCACCCCGTAGTCGATCAGGCGATGCTCGACCCGGAATGCGGCACGGAGTCGTTCCGGGCTGGCGTAGTTGCTTTCGTCGTACTGGTCAGCGAGGGCCAGTTTCGCTTTGGCTTTCAACTCAGGGAAAGCTGCACAGAATTTGTCGGCAGCAACTGCGTACGCCGCTTTCGTTTCTTCCAGCCGGGCGTAGACGTTGGGGAGTAAGTCAACTGGGATGCGGTATGCACCCTCCCTGAGCCCGCCTGTAGGGACGGCTCGCGTCTCCACCCACCGCTTGAACTTGGAAACGACGCCGTTCACGGCGACATATTCCTCAGACACGACGATCTGTTTGCCGAGCCGCAACATGCCTTTGTCAGCCTCGGTTACTACCCGATCGAGGGCTCCTTTGCGGCTGATCCCCGGACGACGGAAGCAGACATCAAGGACGACGGTGTTTTCATTCAGAACGCTCATCGGTTTTTCTCCAGTTGGTTGTTGGCGGGATGCAGGAAAAAGCCCCTTCCCTGCCCGGGCTACGCTATGTCAACCGCTCGCGACCGAGTCGCAGTGCGGGGTTTCTCGTAGACGCCTTCGCGGGTCGCGTCGAGGTATCGCTTATGGGCACCGGAGCGGAGCCGGTCAATGGTTTCCGCTTCCAAACGTCCGACCGGCAGGACAGCCTTCGCCGCGTCCGTTAGCGACACGTTCATCCGCCACGCCTTCTCGACGCATCGCCGGATGTTTCGGCCGACCCATCCATCATCGCTCGGCTTCTCTGATCCATCAACGTCCGGGTAAAGATCCAACCAGACTTTCCAGATCGCAGACCGCTCCGCTTTGCTCGGCAGGTCGAAAAAGAACGTATCGCAAAACCGGCTACGCATCGCGGCGTCGAGCCCGTCGATGGAGTTGCTCGTGGCCAGCCATAGCGTTGAGTCGCCGCCGATGGCCCAGACAACCTTGAGGGCGTGCCTGATGAATTGCTGCGACTCGCCGACGTGCGGTCCCTGCATCCCGCCCAGGTCAAGGCGAATGACCGGGCAACCGAATTCAGCCCCGGCCGCTTTGCAGATCGCCGATTTCCCAGCCCCGGGCACGCCGAGGAGCATGACGCCGTAGATGTCGTGATCTTCCATCTCAGTCAACAGGACACCGTTCTGATCGGCGTTTACCCCACTCGTGTCTCCGGTGTGGGCGATGCCGGTCTTCTCAACTTCGTCGAGCCAGACGATGCATGTCGGCGGTTTGCGGCCCGTCATAATGGCTGACAGGTGCGCTTTGATCGCACCCAGCCCGCCGAGGGCCGCGAATTTCTCACCGCCCCGGTAGACGCTCAAGCCTCGCGTTTGCTCGACCTGTTTGCGTTTTATCTCCCACAGGTGGTCGATGTCGACGCCGTTCTTCCGCAGCGCCATAGCGGTCGCTTGTTCTGCTGAGAATGCGGGCAGCCCACGCACGGCCTCAATGGCGTGGCTGATCTGCGGACCGGTCAACGGTTTCCGTTTCGTGACGCCCCTGCCTTTGCACTCCTCGCAGGTGAGGCCGCCGACCTTTTTGGTCCCGACGCAAACAGGGCATTTGTTGGCAGCGGCGTCAATGTCCGTGATGATCGCTTTCAGTTCATCCGGGCCTGGCAACGGGTCTTCCATCAGGACAATGTCGTCCTTGATGAACGCGGGCAGTTGCAAACCAGCGTCCATCAAGATGAGCATTCGGCGGTCCTGTTTGAACAGGTCTCGCAGATTCCAGACGCCTTGCTGAACCTCCGGCCGTTCGATGTAGGCACCGGCTTGCAGAATCACGATGATGGACTCGGCCGGAATGCGGGGTGTTCCGTCCGAGTTCGTCCGCAGTCCCAACTCCAGCACCTCCATCGGGGAGCCGCCGCGATCTTCGGGGGCAGCCCCTTCGTTGAGGACGTCAGCCAATTCGTCCCCGCCGGTATTGACGCCCCACAACCCACGGACACAGTCCCACGCGACGATAGGGCCGTTTTGCAGGCCATTAGCCAGGGACCGCATCGTCGCCATCGGATCGGCGGTTGTAATCCCGACCAGCGGCACGGAAACGCGGCGGGCGTGTTTTACTTTGTCGATCAGTTTCATTACTCACTCTCCTTGGTCGGGGTCAACGGGAAACGAGCCTTCAACGTATTCGCGAGCGTCCAATCGCCGTGCAGTAAAAACGTCCGGGTCAGGGTTGGCGTTGGCTTTGTTCAGTTGCTCGTTGGCACTAGCCAGCAGGTCAGTGGCGGTATTGAGCATAGCCATAGTTGCGGCGATACGCGAGCAGTATTGCCGGGCCGGGCTCAGTGGGTTTCGCCAGTGGCCGTTGTACCGGTAGACGTACGTTGAGGCGATCATCAATCTCTCCGGGTCAGAGGGTGCTGTTGTGATGACGCTCGGCGGCGTCCCGCAGTTCGGTTTCTAGCTCCCAATTCCTCCGCGCCCGCCGCAGCAGGGCAACACCGAGTTCGCCGCTCAGGCCGTCATTGATAGGAATGGGGGCCGGGTCGGTGCCTGCCGGTTGGGACGCAACGCCGACGGCGAACGCTTCGTCGATGGCCCAGCCGTCGGCCGGTCCGACCTCGTGCGCCGTGATCTCGTATTCGATTCTGAGGAACAAGTCGGGGGTGTCAATTTCCTCGGTCCAGTCGAACGTGATGGGCATTATTCTCCCTTGGGCTTGCGGTTGAAAAGTGGCGACCGCCCAACGGTGGACGGTCGCCGTCACCCAGCCGAGTAGGTCAAGCGGTCGCGGGTCGGCCGGTCTTGGCAACGCAGCGGACCGTGTCCCGGTCGGCGTGCGATGTGTGCGCCGTTATCAGTTGCACGGATGGGTGCATTTTTGCTGCGATGGCCTTCCAGTCGATGGCGGCGACCTCGGACCGCGACACGGTGACGCGAAATAGGTTGCCCTCGGCGGCAGTTTTCCCGCTCGCAACGATGACGGCCTTCAGTTGGTCCTCTCGCTGTTTGAGGTTGGCGATCTTAGCCTTGATCCATCCGAGTTGATCGACGTTATCAGCGAGCGATGTGCGTGGCATTGTTCAGTCTCCGGGTTGGCGGTTGGTTCAGTCGCGGCCGTCGCAGACCGGGCCGATTCCGGCGGCAACGGATTCGGGGGTAGTCAGGCGGCGGTTACATCGGCGGCAACGCCCCTCAACCTGTACCTGGACGTGCCCGGCGGCCTCGTGGGCGTCGAGTCGTTCGAGCATTCGGGCGAACCGTTCCATGTCCGTCCCGCGATGTTTCTTCCAGACGATGATGCGGCCGTCGGGTTTGATGAACCCGAACCCCTTACAGTCGTGGCTGTTGTCCGCCCCGGTCAGTAGGGCGACGACCCGCTCTCCGGGTGCGAAGGTGGAGTCGTCCCTCTGCGTTTTGATGCGGAATGTCCGATGGCTGCCGGAGGCGGCAGACGTGACGGTGAAAATGCCGTTATGGGTTGCTGGTGTCATCGGGTCGGTTGCGTTCATTGCTTCTCTCCGGGTCGGGGTCAGTTGGTGACGGCGATCCGTCGGGCGACGGCCTCGCGGTTGTCTGGCGTGTCAGCGTGTCGCGAGCATCCGAGTTCCCATCCATCCAGGTAGGCGTCGCCGATGCATTGGTCGCGATGCCCAGCCAGCGAGCAGTTGGTTTGGCGGCCTGCGGCGCCGTCGCGGAATCCCTGGCGGTGCGCGGCCTGCGGCGTGAACGTGGTCATCGACTTCTCTCCTCTTGATTGCGGGCTTCCTGGTACAAGGCTTTGCAAAGGCAAAGCCACGTCTTCTCTTGATTGCGCGACCGTCGCATACAACCCTGAGACATCGCGGTAGACATACGGGGGCCGATTGGCTCGATCCAGCGGACGCGGTCGTGAACGTCTCGGCAAACAACACGGATGGGCGAAAGGGTCTGGAGGTCGATTTGCCCCATTGGTAGTGTCACTTCAGCCGAGACTTTCCAGGTGATTTCGACGTGCCATCGACGACTTGTCAGCACTTCCTTGAATCGCGTCTGGACGTGCATCGCTTCTTTCCTTTTTGGGGTCAAGTGTCGGCCGGGTCAGGAACAGGGTGGCACCAGTCGCAATCTGGATTGTCGCAGGGCTCCAAGCTGCGGTAGTCCCGCAAGCGGCCGAGGAGGTCAATCCGCGCCTCCACCTTGGCAGCACCGTTTCCAACGAAACCACCACCATACACCGCGATTAGCTCGTGCAGGTCAGGCTCGAATCGGCGGCCTTCCGGTGCGGTCGCGCGATAGCACTGACTGTCTTTGTCGTCCTCCAGCGAGAGGCCTAGGCGATTGCATTCGATCCGCACATCGCTTGTGGATGTCATCGCTTCTCTCCTTGGTTGTGCAGCCGTGTTGTTAGGTGGACGCGCAACTACGCCGGGTCGGGGTTTGGTGGGTGACGGCGATGACGGCGTGGGTTTCCCAGCCGGTGAGGTAAGCGTGGGGGTAAGCCGAATCAACGAACCATCCATGCCTGCGGAGTGAGTCCCGGTCCTCCACCGCCTCGAAGAAATTATTGTAGCGTCGGTACAGGGCTACGGTGTCGTGACCCCACTTGGTCGTATCTTTCGGCTGAAAGGTGAGTTTATCGTTCATCATACTCTCCGGGTTCGGGGGTCAGCAGGCGTAGGTGAAAGGGCCGCCCTCGTGTAGGCGACCCCGGCTGCTGCAAGTGCTACCACGCTTTTGCGATCGTGTCAGCAGTAGAGAAGTGCCATTGCATGATGCTGCGCGGGGTGGCTCGGACCCCGTACGATTGGAGGAGTTTGGCCAGGGCCTCAACGCCGATTGCTTCGGTCAAAGTGGAGGCGTGGGACGACGATGAATGACGGTACGGCGACTCGATCAACTGCTTGGTCATCAGGGTTTCGATCTCCTCGAATTTGCGTCCTGCGTCAACCAACGCCAGGTCGCCCCTCAAGGCCCTCTCAACGACGGTGAGCAGCCCGAAGCGGTCGGCGTGAGCCAATATAGCCTCATCTCGGACTGCGTCCTCAGCGTGCCACCTCACCCACTCCGTGATGGACTCCACCCCTTCGGCGACTTGCTCCAACCGCTCGCGGCGATCCGCTACGGCTTTCTCGATGGTAGCCGTCCAGGCCGACAATTCTTCGCGGCACGCACTGGCAGCAGCTTCCAGGTCATTTACGCGGCGGGTTTCCCGCTGCATGCTCGTCTCGTGGGGCCGCATGTCTTTGCGGTCAAGTTTGATGTTGTCCCCGTTGGCGGTGCGGACAGCTACGCGGCCGTTTTTCACTACCCGCGAGACGTAGGCTTTGAGGTTGTTCTCGGCTTTGGGGTCGAGGGCCAGGGCAGCCAAGGCGGAGGGGCGGAGGTCAACGAGGTCACCAGAATGCAGGTCGGTGGTGGTTGCGTTTGCCATTGTACTCTCCCTTGTTGTGGTGGCAGGCTGGCGATGCACCAGCTTGCATGAACGGGCAGAAAAACGAACGGTCGCTAGATCAAATCTTCCAGGTGTTCAGTAGCTGCGTCCGCGAAGTCCTCGAAGCGTCGAGCTTTCGGGGGCACGTCCCCGTGAAGCTGCACCGACATCGAGTAGTCGGTCAAGATTTCGTGGACGTTTTGGAGGAACTTGGATGCGTGTTCGTCCGTGAGCGACTCGTGGGCGGCTGTTGACAAAAAGCGAGCAAAAGTTTTCGGTGTCAGAACGGTTGCTTGTCGGTACGGTGCCATGACTGTTCTCCCGCGTGGGGTAAAGGTTGGAGGCAATAGGTCTGCGGTTAAAACATACCGCAGCGGGTAATCACCCTCGCGACCCGCAATCCTTCATCGTACTCGGCCTTCAGCACGGCCTCTGCGGTCCTGTTGACGATTGCGCCCATCGTTTCCTCCCTGAAAGGTGAGGGGGTAAAGCAGAAGTGGCCTGCCGGGTTGCGATGCCCGGTTACGCAGGCAGGCCAGGGAGGGAGTCAAACGGTGTCAGCAACGTCCATCCAACCGCGCACGATTGTGGACGGCTCGCCGTCACCGACGAACTCGATCATCACTCGGACCACGTTGCAACCGTTGTCGCGCTGGATGGTGCGGCCGGTTACGATGATGTTGACAGCAAGCTCTTTGACAGGTCCAATGCTGTGCGTTGGCAGGTAGAAAGCTGCACGGTCCCAATTGCTCGGGGTCAGGCTGGAGCCGTATGCCCAACCGTCAGGTCGGACGTGACGGTGCAGGCGGACTTCGCAACTGTCGACCGGGCAGAAATCAGCAATGGTGCATCCGGTAGGGTATGACACGGCTCTCTCCAATGTAGACGGTTGCGTGGTGTAAAAGCTAGTACGTGATGGTGACATAGTCGCCAGCGTCGCCCACCGCCACGGCTTTGACCGTGATGCTGCGACCAAGCGTTTCGCTGCGGCCCCGCATTGACCAGCGGGTGATTGTCAAGCTCAGTGTGTCGCCCACGCGGATATCGCGGCCGATACTGTTGCCAGCGGGGTCCTGCCAGATCATCCGTCCGTTATAGGAGACAGGACAGGGAATAGAGAACGAACCAGCTTCGTGCCAAGCGGTGACGCTCCATTCTGTGTCGAAGTACCGCTCGCCGCGGGCTTCGTCCATGAATCGGATGCCGACGGTATAGCCGCCCCCCTTGGTCTTGATCTTGGGGAAAATGTTCTTCGCGGTCTTGGTCGTCGTGGCAGCCCGACGGCTCTCGGTGGCGGCGACAGCGAACAACTCTTTGCGGCTGATGGCGGCTCGTTTGGTCTTCATCGTTTCTCTCCAGGCTAGGGGGCAGGGCAGGTGATTGTCAGGCAACGGGGAAGGTGAGAACGTGAACGAAGTACGATATTGCTGGGTGGTTCCGATAGTCGTCCCGGGTGGTGATGGTGGCTTCGGGGAATGCAGCCGCCAGCCGCTCACCGTCCCGAGCGTCTTGTCCACGGTTGCGGTAGAAGTACGACTTCTTGCATTCGACCGTCCCATCCTTTTTCCGCGTGATCCTGTCCGGGATCAGGTTGGTGGCAGATTCCAGGCGGGCCATGAAGGTTCGGCGTGTCATTGTTACTCTCCGGGTTAGGGTTTCGAGGCAGCTCATCAGGCACGGGTGCCAGTCCCGTGCGACCCTGATGGGGCAATCACCGACGAGTCATTTGTGCGCTGTGGCCGCTCGTTGGTGAATACCCCATCCCGCTCAATTCCCGTTGAGCGGTAGTAGGTCTCGCGTATCTCATCCGCGAGCTTGCCCGACGGTTACTCCCACTGCTGGGATCGTTCTTGAGGGCTCGCGAGATTTTGCGAAGAGGTTGCTTTCCCAATTCATCCTTGAAGTGGGGGACCGACTGGGCCTGGGTTGTTGCTAATCTTCCGCCCGACTACTATTCTCACGCCCGTCAGGGCAAGCCGAGATGTTTGGTCAGGGGCCAGATTGCAGAAGGCTGTCTTGGCCGGTGCCGTTCGAGTTGTCAAAGAGCAGGTTGTCAGTCACATTGACTATGACTAGATTATCTCGTTTTGAGATAAAATGGAATATGTAAACCCGTCAAAAGTTGAATTTCCCGGAAAATATCCGAGAAAGCCGGGAAATCGTACCCCTGAAGGGGGAAAAGCACGGGGCATAGAAAAGAAAACTGACAAGACCGCCGGTGCTTGTTGGCCCGCCTCCAGGGCTCCCTGCGGGGTTCCACGCGAAAGCCAGCACTCCTAGCCGCATGGAATGATGCAGAAAATCGGGGCCGAAAACCCCACACTGAAAATTGGCAGTTGGAGCGGGAGGTGTGGAGGGTATAATGGATTACGGAATTTCACTACGGCCCGGAAAGCCAGGAGGTCCGGGGCTTCTGTTGAATGGGGGTAGCCTGAGCAGCGGCTGCCCGGATACAATTGGTCTGAGCTACCCGGCACCACAAGGACAGCACCGATGACGACCAAGCAGCGAAGGCCAGTGAAGCAGAGGCGACGCGGTGCGCCGTTGACCCGCCCGACGATCTCGGCAATCGGTGCATCGATCCGCAGCGCCCGCAACCGCATTGGGTTGACTCAGTCGGCAGCCGCCAAAAAGGCGGGGGTGAGTCAGGGGCTGTGGAGCGATGTAGAAGCGGGGAAGGTCCCCCGGTTCCCCACGCTGTCAGCAATGGGGTGCGCGGTTGGACTCAGTGCAGTGAAATTGTTGCGGCTGTGGGCTGCCGCAAAAGCGAGCTAGTGGCCCGAGAGCCAGTCGGCGCAAACCATCTCGACGCACTTGCCCTCAGTCCATTCTTCATTCTCAACTTGACGCAATTTGAGCACGGCCTGATCGAAGATTTGCCGCTGCTCGACGGTCATGTTGATCGGCCTCCCCTGCTTCGCCTTCGGGGTGTCCGGGTCCGGGTCCACGTTCTCGCTCGTGTCGGGCGGGTTGTCTACGGACGCCGCGAGGGCCTCAACGTCGCCGTCGCTCCAGCCGAGGTCTTCGGACGGCACCCCCTCCCCAATCATTTCCGTGATCTGGAGAAAAAGGGCCGATTCATCCCACGTCGCCAGTTCGGCGGTGCGGTTCAGCGCGATCGACAACGCTTTGGCTTCGGGGTCGGTCAACTCGACCACCACGATTTTCGCCACGTCCCACTCCAGCGACTGCATGGCCTCAAGCCGCCCGTTACCCCCGACGACTTCGTACGTGCCGTTCTCCAATTCCCTCGTGACGAGCGGTTCCACTTGCCCGAACCGCTCAAGGCTGGCGCGGGTCGCTGAGAGGTTTGCTTCGTTGTGCAGCCTCGTATTGTAGGGGGCTGGCACGAGCGATCCAAGTTTCGCCGTCTTGATGGTCAATTTCCCGGCCGTCATCGCTTCTCCTCGGCTAGTATTTATGTGGGCGTGCCGCCGCGTAATCATCGCCTGGCATTCGCCCGTGACTGTGGACCGTATCGTATACTCCGGCATTGAGCAATGCTGTCAGTTCGTCCAACGCACAAGCAGCCTCTTCGATGCTCCCACGCAGGATCGACATTGCGGTCGGTTCAGACTCCACATGCAGGCTAGCTTCGCGGTCCGCGTCACCGGCCCGACGCACCGCCCGCGCTAACACTAACAGCGGGTGCCCGGCTAGCCCTTGCGAGTGTTTTTCTGCCATCGTCTTGCGACATTTCCGTCCCGCCATTACCGCCCCTCCTTTCGGACACGATACCGCGACACCGGGACCGACGCCACCCCGTAGCGGGATGACCTCGCTTGACGCATCGCCGGCCCCGTGATACCGTGCCCGCAGTAGGCGGTCAGCATCGCCTGCGTTCCACCGGCCCGGAGGCATCGCCGTGCCATCTCCCGACGACGAGGCTAAACAACCGTCCGACTCGCTCCCTGGCTCAGAGGGTCAGGGTGTCGTCCCGGAGGAAGGCCCCGCACCACCCGACCCCATCGGCATCGACGAGCATCACCGCCGTCAGCACCTCCAGATGATCGCCAAAGCGGTTTCTGAGGGGTGGGAACTACCGCCGGACGTGATGACCAAGCTGCCGACGTTCCTGATGGAAATTGTCGGCCGCCGCCAGCAGGCCAGGGACAAACACGGCGACCTGCTATTCGATTCAGAGAACAAGCCGATCATTGATTTCTGCTACGACGCCAGGTCCCGCAACGGTGCTAGTCGAGCCCTGATGCGGATGTTCGAGCACTTGTCGGGGATCAATTGCGGCACGCAGATCAACGTGGGGATCGGCAACAACGTGGCGGTGGGTGGTCGCCAGCCGGTCGGTCTCGCTCAGATCGTCCGGCAGGTTGAGGAAGGCCGCCGCACGACGGTTGTGGACGACGACTACCTCGCCGGGAAGTACGGCATCGAAAGTAACGGAGAAAGCAGCGGAGAAGGCAACGGGGAGAAGTCCGACTCCAACGGCTCCGGCGGCTCCAACAGTTCCAACGGCTCCAACGGAAAGGAAGGCGGCAACGGCGAGCCCTCGGCTTGATGCAACCGAGAGGGGGCTCGCCCGCGCCGTTCCCGCATGGCAGCAGCACGACGACGCAAGGCTGACGTTGACGTATCGGGCGAGATCGGCAGCGGTGAGGAACTCCAGCGGGCGCTGCCTGAGATCGCCCACATGGACGAAACGCTGTTTGGCGAATACCGGTTGACTGCGAAACAGATCAAGGCCCTGTCGTGCATGAAGGGAGTGTTCGTCTTCATCGGGTGGTCGGAGCTTACGCACCACGTCACGTCGTACGCATTTATCAGGCGGTACAAACGGATCGCCCGGGTTCGGCGGATCGGCGTTGCCCCCGGCTGTCACGGTCGCGGAATTGGCAGCACGGTCCTCAACGCCATGCAGGATTATACCCTGAAGCCCCTGTCAGCTCTGGTCTGCGAGCAGTGGCTCGGTGCGCAACTGTTCTTCCGGGCGTGCGGGTTTCAAGCCGTCGGGCGTCCGGTGATTGATAGTGCTGGGGAATATTGGTATCGTTTCGTCCGTGGCGTCGGCTGGGAGTCGTCGCAAGGCAAGAACTCGAACGATGAGGAGTAACGATGGCGACTAAGTGGAAACGGTGTGACGCGACGCTCGGCGACGTTTGCAAGGATCGAATCAGCGGGTTCGAGGGCACGGTGGTCGCGGTGACGGAATGGCTCAACGGCTGCTTCCGGTTGACGTTGGCCCCGACGGCTATGCATGATGGCAAGCCGGTCAATTCACAGACCTTCGACTCCGAGCAGTTAGTGCTGGTGTCGCAGGACACCCGCCGCGAGACAACGCCGAAGCCTACGGGCGGCCCGCACGATCCGCCGGCCCGCAACCCCGACCCTCAGTGAAAAGCGAGGTGCTGGTGTGGGAATTCTGAAGACACGGCATCAACAGTGGTGGCTGGCGGAGTACGTTGCCGACTCGCTTGAAACCAAAGGCGAGGAGTGGCGGGTGATCGGCGACTGCGGCTACACTGGCGGCGGCGGCGACAACGCGCTTTTTCGGGAACGGAAGGACAACATCGGCGAGGCCGAGATTACTGTTTGCCTCGACACGCGGTGGTGGTCGTTCCGTCCTGGCGTCCGCCTCCGCGTCAGTGCCATCGATGCGTGGGTGCCGTTGCGTTCAAGGTGGCGGTTGCGTCGGGCGGTTTACCGCTGGATGGCAACTAGGGCTTTTAAGGCATTAGGAGTTGAATGATGGGCAAGAGCCACGCATGGGCGGTGATCTTCAAGGGGTCGCCGCACGCCAACATTTTCGTCGTCCCCGGCGATGGTATCGGCGTATTGCAACTCGCCATCGCTGAATGGGCGAAGACCTTGCACGCAGTGACGACCGGGTCCGGCGGCTGGGCCGATGTGGTCGAAACCAAGCACCTCGGCGAAGCGGTCAATCTGCGCGAGTTCGTCGAAGCGGTCGAGGGGGAGTAAGATGGACAGAGAACGGCACCTGTGGTCCGTGATGTTCAATGGGTCGCACGTCGAGCGGTTCTTTCTCACGCCGAGCGACGCCTTGGCTGCCCTGCTTCCGTTCGTGAATCAGTGGGCAAGTCGGCGACCGAAAGGCAGCGCAATCAAAGGGGCGGCGGACATAGAGAGAGCCGAATATCTCGGCCGACTTGTCAGCTTGTTCGGACCGGTCCCCGAGGAGGAGTGAGATGGAATGTACCCCACCTGAAGGGCCGTGCTGATGAAGCGTCGCCGGAAGCGGGAAGGTCATCGCAAGGCCGGGCGCAAAAGGAATAAGTCGCGAAAGCGGATGGCCTGCGAGCGACGCAATTACAAAGGATGAGTTGCATGGGCACCGAAACAGCCGGGCCGTTTGAACCGGAATTCGTTTTGCTGACAGAGCTAAAGCCCCACCCCAAGAACTACAGGGGCCATCCTGAAGACCAGCTTGAGCATCTAGTGGCAAGCCTGCAAGAGCACGGGCAGTACCGCAACGTGGCAATTGCGAACGACGGGACAATCCTCGCGGGCCACGGCGTTGTGGCGGCGGCTACCAAGTTGGAATGGAAGGGAGTCTATGCCGTTCGGCTAGCAATTGGGCCAGAAGACCCGAAGGCGTTAAAGCTGCTTGCTGGCGACAATGAGGTCGGGCGGTTGGCAGAGGTTGACGACCGCGCATTGACGGACCTGCTGAAGGAAATTATGAACGTCGACGACATAGGGTTGCTCGGCACAGGGTTTGACGAGCAGATGCTTGCGGGCCTTGTGATGAACACTCGCCCGTCGAGCGAAGTGGGGGGCTTCGATGAAGCAGCGGAATGGGTGGGAATGCCCGACTACGATCCAGCGGAGAAATCGAAATCGCAAATTCTCATCAGCTTCGACTCCAGGGAGGCCCGTGATGCTTACGCGAAGGCCAAGGGCCTCAAGGTCCAGAAGAACTTCGGGAAAATCATGTCGTGCTGGTGGCCGCCGAGGGATCGCCGCGACCCCGCTTCGCTTGTAATCGAGGAGGGGTAGTAATGGCTAGCAGCACCCCCGCAACAAGATACCCGGTCTACGTTCCAACGAAGGGGCGGGCGAAGAGTGCGTTGACGATCAAGACGATGCGCAAATACCGCACGCCGTTTGTGATTGTCGTCGAAGAACCGGAGGTTGAACTCTATCGGAAATGGGTCGACGATATTGACTACGGGGAGCTACTTGTGCTGCCGTGGGTTGGCAACGACGCAACCCGCAAAGCGTTTTGCGAAGAGCGCGAGATCGAAAACGGCGGGTTGATCGCTGTCCGCAACTGGATCAAAGAGCGGTCGCTTGCCCGCGGCGAAAAGCGGCACTGGCAATTGGACGACAACATTCGCATGTTCCGAATGTGGTACAAGAAGAACCGCATCCCATGCGAGCCGTCTTTGGCTTTGCGGGCGTGCGAAGAATTCGTCGACAGGTATGAGAATGTTGCAATCGCTGGCCTCAACTACGAGATGTTCTGCGTTCCAGGGATAAACGTCCCGCCCTTCTACCTGAATGTCCATGTGTATTCTTGCTCGCTGATCTTGAACGAAATCCCGCACCGCTGGCGGTTGGCGTACAACGACGACACGGACATTTGCTTGCAGGTGTTGTCGGACGGGTGGTGTACGGTATTGCTGAATGCGTTCATGGCAACGAAAGCCAAAACGATGTCGCTGAAAGGCGGGAACACGGACGACTTGTATCAAGGCGACGGCCGCGCGAAAATGTCGAGGGCGTTAGAGCGGATGTGGCCTGGGATTGTCACGACAGAGCGGCGGTACGGTCGCCCAGCGCACTGCGTGAAAAACCAGTGGCGGCAATTCGACACGCCGCTCAAGCGCCGCGAAGATATTGACTGGAAGGCCATAGAGAATGGGCGAGGGAAATTCAGCACGAAGGTAACGGTTCGGCAAGTAGCGGAAGTGAAGTCCGATGTGATGCGGAAGATACTTGAAGACGCCACTCCTACAACAGACCCCTAGTAATCGCAGTAAGCCGCTATGCTGGAATTGTCACCTGAAATCGTCGCGGCGATCAAGTCCAAGGTAGCAACCCGAATGCCCTGGGCGAAGATCGCGACGTCGTTGGGCGTGCCCCGGAAAATGATCGCAGCCGTTCTCGACGGGCAGTACACAATTGTTACCCTGTACGCGCCGCCGATCAGGGATCTGTCCGTTGAGTTGGAGAAAACCGAGAAGTGCCCACGCTGCGGCGTCCTGTGCAATACGATGCCGCCGACCGGCTGGCCGTGTTGGGGATGCCGGGCGGGAATATGGAAGGCCGAGCATGCCGGATGAGGCCCAACTGCTGGCAGGGTGGGTAGATGACCCGCTCGCGTTCATTTCGCACTTCTGGCCGGCGATGCGGGTCTACGACAAACAGGCCGAGATCATTGAGTCCGTTCACGACAACGTGGAGACATATTGCCACGCTGCACATGAAACGGGCAAGACCCGGGCGGCGGCCCTGATCGTGCTATGGTTCTTTTGCACTCGCTTCCCAGCCCGGGTCGTCACATCGTCGTCCAGCAACACGCAACTGGCGGGCATTCTCTGGGCAGAGATCGGCCAGCTTGTCCGGTCCGCCAAGTACGACCTCGGCGTCCATCTGCAAACGCTCAAGATGCAGGTCATGGACCCGGAGCGAAACCGGCCGTACGAAGAACACTACGTCGTCGGGCTGGTCACGAACACCGTGGAGAATTTCCAGGGGCATCACCTTCCGGCGACTGAGGCCCTTCCCCGTGTTCTGTTTATTTTCGACGAAGCGTCAGCGGTCCCTGATGAATACTATGACGCCGCCGTGTCACAGGCGCAGAGGCTGCTTGCGGTCAGCAACCCGTTGTCGGCAAGCGGATGGTATTACCGGCACTGCAAAGCTGGCGATGTCCCGCATCCGTACAACGTGGGCCAGTTCTCCCGCAAGGTTTTGCATATCAGCGGTGATGATAGCCCGAACGTCAAGATTGGCCGCTGGTGGGCAGAGCAAGGCCGCACAGGTTCACCCCCGCGCGAGATTCCTGGGGTGATGACATGGGAGCGATACAAGCACTACGAGCTGACGCTCGACCCGATCAAAAAGGCGATGCGTCTGCACGGCCAGTTCTACGAAGGGCGGGAGTATCTGATGTTCCCTCCTGCTTGGCTCGACGCGGCCGAGGAGTTGTGGCAAACCGTGATCGGGTTGGATCGCGGACCGTACTTCATGGGCGTTGACGTTGCGGAGGGTGGGCGGGACTTGACCTGCTGGGCGGTTATTGACCGATTCGGCATCGTGGACGTGGAGGCGATGTCAACGCGGGACACGTCCGTCATTCCGGACATCACCCGCGACAAGATGCGGCGGTACAAGATCCCAGCGAAACACGTCTGCTTCGACCGAGGGGCCGGGGGCAAGCAGTACAGCGACCTGATGAAACGCCAGGGGCTTCGCGTCCGGGCAATCGGGTTCGGTGAAGGTGCCCGCGAGCCGAAGGTTTACCTGAACCGCCGGTGCGAGATGTACGGCCGCATGCGGGAGACAATGAACCCGCAACGGTGGACGAAAGTGGTCGACGAGCAAGGCAACGAAACGTGGTCGCGATGCTTTGCCATTCCACCGGACTCGTACGAATTGCGTGGCGAGTTGACCGTGCTGCCGCTGGCGTACGACGAACGGGGCAAGCTGTGGTTGCCGCCGAAAAAGAAGACGAAGAACAGCAAGGCGCAAACGCTCGAAGAGATGATCGGCCGTTCTCCGGACCGGGCCGACGCCGTGGTGCTGGCCAACTGGGCGATGGTCGCCCCGGTCAAGCCGCCGCCGCCACGGATCGACCGGCCTATCGTGATGGGGGATTCGCCGATAGCTGTCAGTCAGGAGGGTCAGGGGAAGGAAGTGTCACCGTTGGTGAAACGGATTTTCGGGGAGCAAGGTGGCGACAAGCCCCGTCCGTCACCGCGCGGTCCGGAATGGGAGTTGTAGCAGGCAGGCGGAATTCCTGGGCGTTGCAACTCGGGCACCGCCGCTCCAAGGCCCCGTACGTTGCATTGCAGCGATTGCAGGTCCGCAAGTAATCCCATCGCCGGTCAGTCGCCACGGCATCTCCCCTGTTCAAGCAGCCGGTAGGCGTCGTCGCGGGCTTTGCCCGCTTTGTCGAGATCGGAGGTCAATTTCTCGTTGGCCTGCCGCAGGGTTTCGATTTCCCCCTGGAGGCTGTTGATCTTGTCGCCCTGCGAGAGCGTCAAGATGCCGAGGTCGGCGTTCGCCTTGATCGACGTTCGCCAATATTCCGCCAGCTTGCAGTTTGTCTGAAACGCTGCCGCCTCGCAGGCTATGCGGATCGTTTCCCACAGTGGGCGTGTCTTCTCGCTGTCGAGGCAGGCGCAACTGACACCATTGCATTCGAGGTACTCTCGCAGGTCTGCAATTACCTTGCCGTGAATCTCGTCTGAACTGAATCCGTGGTATGCCATTGCGGCCTTCCTGTCTGTATGGGTTATTACCACCACACGTCGTCATTCCATGCAAACGCCACCAGCAAGATTACCGCGATGAGCAGCACGGTGGCGAGCAACGTAAAGGCGCGGGTCATCACGGTGTTTTGTCTACCCATTGCGAATCCCAAACAACATCGACATTCTCGGCCGCCAGCAGATCGTCAGCCAGGACCATCGGCATCCCGAGGACGTCGGTCATGTTCAGTTGCAGCCGCCGCTCCGGGTCCGCTTGATAAATCAACTCCGAACAGTACAGCGATTGCCGGGTCAACTCGAAAGCCAGGTCGTACTGTTTGTTGGCGAAGCTGCGGCACGTCGGCACCACGACCCGTGTGACGTACCTGTAATCCCAGTCGCGGCACCGGCAGATCAGCACGCGGTCCGACTCCTTGCAGGTCTCGTACCAGCCGATTTCCGAATAGCCTTTGCTCGTCATCTGTGCGATGAAGCCGCCGTGCCCGACGCCGAGTTCTGGGAGCTTTTTCCCGACCGCAAGCATCGCATGTGGGAACGTGCCGGGGATCAGCTTGGTCGACAGTTTGGCCCGGTCGCTCGTCAGGATAATGTCGCCGGGTTGCCAATGCCATTCGCCGTCCCAGAATGCGGCCTCGCTCATTCCGGTGTATCCCCACGAAAGCCGGATCTTCGGAACGACGCGGTGCGTGATCCAGCGGTATAGTCGCCATCGCATTCCCGCACGCATGATGCGGTCACGGAGTTTTGTCAGCACAATCATCCCCCCTGGCGTTGAAGTAGCACGCGATCGGCGTGCCTGCAAATCACCGTCGTCTTCGTTTCCGATTGATACGCCCTCGCGAGAACGCGGCACGCACCCTTGGCTTGCTTGAAAAGCACATTCAGGTTGCCCGTGTGCTTGACGGCGTAGGCGAAGTCCACTGCACGGGAGACTTGCACGGCCGCCGGAGCGTCCTGCTGCATCGCCCCGCATTCTATCTCAACGACTGGCGGCGCCTGCAATGCATCGCCCAATTCAGCCCGCAGTCGTTGCAGTTGGGCGATCAACGTGTCGATAGAGTCTTTCAGCATTCTGGTTCCTCCGGTTTGGGTTGTGGTTGCCAACCGCCGTATCGCATAACGCGGCCCGGGTGCGTCCTCTTGAGCCGTTGCAATTCGCGACGGCTAAGCAGTTCTATCGGGGCGTCGCATTGCGTGCAGCAGAGCCCGCTTTTAGTCACGACGATGGGGCCTTTGCACCGCAAACACGCCATCTCCGGAATGACTGTGTAGCTCATCGGACTTCCTCTGTGCGTTCCTTCCCCTTCCATTGCACGGCGCGGAAGCGGAAGATCGGGAACTGTTCTGCGGCGACTTTGAATTTGACCCGTGCATCATCTTCCCAGTGGCCGCCCTTGACCTCAACAACCTCAAGCGTTCGGTCCGCCAGCATGACCAGGAAGTCGGCGGTGTAGAACGTACCATTCGCGAGCCGTAGCTTGAGCGGTTCAAACCGCCACCATAACACCTCGCCAGCCAGCAACCGCAAGTCAAGTTCTTCGCTATACCGCTTTTCCAGGCTGTTCATCTTTCCCGGCTCGTGGCGGGCCCGATGTCCCCTTGCGTTCGGTGGTGCTTCCGGCAGCTTTGCCTGATTGCCCGTGTTCAACCTGTAGGCCATTCGATCCTCCCAGCCCCGATTCCCCAAGGCGTTCGCGGAATTGCCCGAGCCGTTCGATAACGTAGTCGGCGAACTTCTCGGGCGACATGTTGTGTGCTGACCGAACGAACCGCCATGCGAGTTGACGTGCCGTCCGTTCGGCCGTCAGTCTCCGCAACCGCATCACAACATCATACGAGTCGGCCGATGCGGTTCTCGTGGGTTCCATCTTCCATTCCCGTTTGACGGCAGCAAACCGGCGGCGGCATTCCCGATCTGTGAAGTCCCCGACGCTCAAGAACGGGACCGCCCACGCGGCGACGGCCGGTTCTGCTGCGACCTTGCCCAGCACGGTCAATTCAAGGTCGACGTTCGCCGGCTCGGGCTCCGTGACCAGTGCGCGGTAGAAGATTCGCTTGACATCGCGAGGCGGCATAAGTCCAGTCCGTGGAGGCGTTTGCGACAAAAAAGGGGGCACATCGACAACCAGGTAGTCGATGTGGTCGAGCCGCAATCTGGAAAGCAATTATACCACGGGTTGGATGGAAGCAATTCGCCCCCGCTCCATGCTTCATCTTGTATCGGCCGGGCCTGCATGCTACAACGCCCCCATGTGGCAACTACAGTTGAGGATGACGGCGGCGATTTGCCGTTGGATGAACGCAGCGCGGAGATCGGCCGAGGAGGTTCGCCTTGCGAGAGCTGTGGCGGTCCAGCAAGACGAGATCACGGACCTTCGGGCCAGGATCAAAATGCTGGAGGCGGATGCCCGTGTCGCCAACCACGAAGCGGAATTGATCGCCGGGGAGTTGGAGCGGATCAGGCACCGCGGGCTAGCCGACATTGCTGAGAGTACCCGCCGCACCGGCAGACAGTAGGAGTTGCCGCATGTCTCTCGACACGATCTATCGGAATGCATCGGTCGCGGCGGATCGCATCGCCATCCATGCTCGGAGCTATTCGCCGCCCGCCCAACGGGATGCCGGTCTGGCATCCGGCGGCATTGCCTTGGACGCGATGAATACGAGCCCGCTGGCGATCCTCACCGACGGCAACGCGCAAGGCCAGGACTATCAATGGTTTCGTGGGTGGGTGTATTCGAGCGTTCGGCCGATCTGTCAAGCCATCGCCGGTCAGGCGCTGCGTGTTGCGGTTGAACCGGGCATCCGTTCTCTGTCGATTGATGACCCGAAGGAGCGGATGCGGAGGATGTTCGCCGCCCGCAACGCGCCGCGGTACCTCAAGTCGGCCGCCGAGAATTTGCAGGTTTACGAACAGCACCCGATCCTCGATCTACTGGAAGACCCGAACCCCGCATTGACCGGGTGGGCGGTGTGGTACTCCACGGTAGCGTCCTTGGAGTTGGTCGGTGAAGCCTACTGGTGGATCACACGGGAGAATGGTCAGGCCCGACTCTGGCCGCTGCCGAAGAGTTGGGTGGCCCCGGTCCACGACAAAAAGAAGGGAGCATTTTCGGGGTGGGCGATTACACCTCGTGGGACCGGGCAGCCGATCGTCCGTCCAGCCCACGAGGTGGTTTACTTCTCCTACCCCGACCCAGGCGATCCGCTCGGAAGCGTCAGTCCGCTGGCTGCAAACCGCAGGGCCGTCCTCGCTGACGAGGCGATGCAGACCGCTCAGGAGGTCACGTTCAAGAACGGCGTCCATCCGACGTTAGCACTCATTGTCGGCGACATCACCGACGAGGACGGCGAAGACGAGGGCAAGCCCCTGCTTGAGCGCGAACAGCGCCAACAGATCCACGCGGCGGTCCGGCAGTATTATGGCGGCGTTCACAAATACGGGGAACCGCTGCTTCTCGACGCGCTTATCAAGGACGTGAAGCAGATCAGCCACGGCCCGGCGGAATTGGACTTCGGCGGCTCCGGCAGGATCACAAAGGACCGCATCACGCAAGGCCACGGGACGAACCCGGCCATCATCGGCAGCGTGGAGCAAATGAGCCGTGCGGCGTCTGCCGTTGCCAGGGAGCACTTCGCGGACTTCACGATCAACCCGAAGATCGAACTACTGAGTCAGGTGCTGACAAAGTGGCTTCGCCCCATCTTCGCCCCGGCCGGTGAGAGGCTGTACGTCTGGCTGGACGCATACCGCCCGAACGATCCCGAGGAGCGGCGGAAGGACTTTGCTCTGCTGGCGAAGTACGGCGCCGTGGACCGTGACGAGCTACGGGTGAACATCGGCCAACTCGAAGAACTGCCGAAAGGTGCTGGTGCCGATCTGCCGATGCCAGCGAATCAGGTGTTTACGCCTATCCGCGATCCGGCGTCCGCGCCACCGCCTCGCCAGGGTTGTGGAGCTAACGACGGCAGCGGGCAAGGGCGATCACAATCCGGCGGGGCCGCCGAAGGCGGTGATGAGGAAGGCGAGCCCGCTGCGGCAGTGGCCGCACCGCTTTGGCGGAAGGACAAATTCTACACGTTTGCCAAGCGTGTCGCGACCGCTCAGGTCCGCAAGCTCGACAGCCTTGAGCGGGACATGGCAGTAGACATTGCCGCGATGTTCGAGGCCATGCGTCCGGAAATCCTTGTGCGTCTCGGCAACGTGTTCCACAAGTCCGCGTCGTCACTGGCATTCAAGCGAGCGGCAGCGTCCGGCGGCATTGTGGACGTGGTCTACGATACGCAATACTGGAATGATGAGCTATTCCGGGTTGCGACCCCGCACATGCTCGGCTTGGCGGTTCATGGTGCGATATTCGCCAGCGTGTTCGGCATGAGTCCCCGCCGCGCCGCGAAGCCCATCGACGAGTTGATGGTGACGCTATCGCCGCAAACGCAAGCCGCCGTCAGGGCTGAGGTCAACACGATCATGGCCCGGCCGTACTGGCAAGATATGTCGATGACGACGCGCAACAATTTGGCGACCGCCATCAACACCTCAATGTCGCAGGGTGAGAATCTATACCAGATGGGCGTGCGGATCGGCGACGGCAACCCCGACGGCGTGTTAGGGCTCAATAGCAACAGCCGCAGAGGGGAACTCATCGGCCGTACGGAAAGCGGCGGCGCATGGAATTCCGGGCACCACGTCCAACATCAGGAGATGGTCAGCGACGGGACTGCGATGCAACTGGAATGGTCGGCGACGTTCGACCAGTATACCCGCCAGTCCCACGCGGACCTGCACGGGAAACGGGTGCCGAAGGATTTCCCGACCGGCGTGTTCATGGTTGGTGCTTCTCCTGCACCGTTCCCCGGCCACCATTCATTGCCAGGGAAGGAGCGATGCCACTGCATTCTTCCGGGCAACAAGGTGCGAGGATCATTTGTAGCAGGCACCAAAGCCTGGTACGAAGGGCAGGCCCTTGAAGTCATACTTCGCAGCGGCAGGCGGTTCACCGTAACCCCAAACCACCCCGTACTTACCTCGCGTGGTTTTATCGCCGCGGGCGACCTTCAGCAAGGCGAGCAAGTCGCCACCCATCACGGACAGGTCGAACCTGTAACGGCCGACGCGAGCTATGCCGATCAGGTACGCGACGAACCAGCCGCGATTCAAGATGTATTCGAGGCGTTGCATTTCCGTGCGGGTTCGGGCTGCGGGCTTGTTGTTGAACGTGTGGGCCGGGAGGCAGCAGACTTCCACGGCGATCAATTCGGTATCAAGGGCCAAGTCGAGATTGTACGGCCCAACGGGGAACTGGTGCAGCATGTCTGTGCCGCTGTGCCGCAGGAACGTGGCCACGGCTTGTTCGTTCGGGTAAATGCCAGACTGCCTCGCGAACTTGCCAGCCGCAGCCCGTTTGTAGCCGGGGTGAGATTCGACGCACGCATCAATCGGGATGTCGGGCACATCGGCAACGGCGGCTTTCCAGGCGGGGCCGCATTGCCTGATAACGGCAGCCCGACTGGTTTTGAGTGTCACCCATTTCAGCCGCTCCGCATCGCTCCTGCCTCGGAGTTCGACGCCAGCTTCTTGGAGGCGAAGGGCAATTACATTGCGGGCAACGCCATGCTTGCTGGCCAGGGATTTGAGCGACATGCCTCCTGTGTAGTCAGCAGCAAGGGCATTGACGTTCAAGGATATACGACGAGGGGGGCGGTAGCCTCCAGCCAAGAAAGCCCGATAGATTGGCGAGACCGAGCAGCCGATGTCGTTAGCGATTTGCTGGACAGTTCTTCCGGCCTTGTGCATCTTGATGAGGTGTTGCACATTCGGGAGTTTGAGTTTTCGCATTGGGTTTATGACCTCCAATCTGAAACCGGCCTCATTATAGCGAACGGTGCGTGTTTGTCAAACTGCCGCTGCACGACATTGTCCGTCCCGACCGAGTTCGATCAATCCGAGCCGGGAGCGTATGGCGGATGGCCGGACAGCGTGGCACCGCCTCCGCAGCTTGTGCAATTGCCGCTGCCAACGGCTGGCCAATTGGCAACAGGTGGAGCCGAAGCTGAAGTGGCAAGTGTACCTGCCGGGGCAACGGACGCGATTCAGGACGTTGTTGTGCCGGACGACTATTTGTTCACGGGCCGCAAAACGGTCGACATGAACGACCCCGTGCAGGCAATTGGCCAGGAAGTTCGCCGCAAAGTTGCTGCGGGCATTGAAACAGAAGATGACATCAGGGCTGTGGGCAACATAGTGCGGGAGCACTTAGACGCCGCATTCAGAGAGGGTCAGGCTGCTGAAAAAGTTCTCAAACAGCAAGCAGAGTCGCTAGTCGACGATTTGCTCGCTATTGGCAAGCGGCGTCCGATTGAAGAGATGTCTGCCTCCGAAGCGGCGCAAGTGAAAGAAATCAGGAGGGAGCTTACTCAGGTACGGAAGGCGATAGAAAACACCGGCAACACTCCTGCCGAGAAAGCAGACAAGCTCCGGAAGGTGATGGCTGAATGTCGGGACTTCGGCGTGAAGGACACAGGGCACGAGTATGCGTTTTCATGGGATAGTTTCGGTGGTGCCAAGTCAAGGAAGGCGAAGGGAATCAAGGCTGGAGTAGACAAGGCAAGGCAGGACTATCCGACACAGTGGTACCACAAGGAATGGGAGGGGGGTGAAAGCTACTATATCGAAGCCGCGATGGACGACCGTGCGTACTTTTCGTACTCTACTAACGACATTTACCTGGGCAGGAAAGCCACGCCGAAGCGAGCCGTCAACGAAGCGTCGCATGAAATGGCGCACTGGCATGCAAGGAACCTCAAAGCCAACGGCGGGCGAATGCGGCTGCGGACAGCAGAGAATAGATTCGTTCAGCGGAGGACGCAGGGGCAATCAACGAAAGACCTTCCGTGGAACGACGGCGAGAAATACAAGGACGGTAAGTTCCCCGACAAATACTGCGGCAAGACCTACTCGTCGGGAAGCACCGAAATCATGTCGATGGCAATGGAGTCGTTTTTCGGCGGCGGGAAGTTTGCGAAGTATTGGAAAGACAGCGATTACACAAACTTCGCCCTGGGGGTGCTGTTGGCATTATGAGAATCCTAATCACCGGCATCTGGCGGCGAGGCTTGACTCCGACGACGGTGGAGTTTGTTGACGGAGTGCTGTCTGGGGAGGCGGGTGTCATTGCCCATTTCGAGGCCATCGCAGACGCGCTGCAAGGGACGCCTGTTGTGTCGGCAGCCGTGTCGTCAGTGATCCCAGAGGACCACAAGACAGACCCGCTGTCCTTCGTTGCAATCATGGCTGATGAAGTCTTTGAGGAATACCTCAGCGTGGAAACCAGCGGCCCGGTTGCCGTGAAGCTCCCCGATGGTGCTGTCGGGTAGCCCCTCCGCAGCGGCATACCCCAGATTCGTCTTGACCCTCCTGTGCAAAACCCGCTAGCTTGCACGCCAACGAACCTTGGAAGGGACGAAAATGGTGCTCGAAGAACTGCTCACCGAACTGGCCGCACGCAAGAATAAAAAGCGATGGGGAATCGGAACGGCCGCGCAGTATCTCAAGGGGTTGTCCCCCGAAACGCTCGACGTTGATCCGGCCGAATGGTCAGCGGTGCTGAAGGCGGCCGAGCGGGTGATGACGTATTGCGCTCCGGATATGTTCCCCGTGAAGCGGGCGTCGAAGGTCAAGACCGAAGGCGCGATCATGGAGTTCGACGCCATCGTGACCTCCAACCGCATCGACCGCGACGGTGACATTCTGGAGCCGAAGGGGGCCCGCGTTGACGAACGCTCGCCGCTGTTGTGGCAGCATAGCCCCATGCATCCCATCGGCAAACTAGTGGGCGTTCTCGGACAGAACACGAAGCGGGTATCTGCCCGCTTCGCCATCGCCGACACGCCCCTCGGCCGGGAAGCCGCCGAGATGGTCAAGTTCGGTGCGCTGCGAATCTCCCACGGGTTTAACCCGGAGGAATACGAGGAGCGCACCAAGGGCGGCAAAGGGGATGACGCGGAAGACTTCCTGGGTTGGCACATCACCAAGTACGAAATCATGGAGGTGTCGCTGGTCAGCGTCCCGTCGAATGCCGACGCGGTTATCACGGCCATTGAGGACGCCAAGCTCCACGACCCCGCCGTCAAGGCGTTGGCCGAGCTATGGGGCAATCGCCTGCCTGACATCCGCCAGCGCGAGAAGTTGTTTCCCGTCACGCTCCCGCCCACCGTTGCCACCGAGAAAAGCGGACGGACGTTGTCCAAGGCCAACGAGGGCCGCATCCGCGACGCTCGCGAGTCCTGCCTGCTCATTGCCCACAACGGCGAAAACATGCCGGTGAAAGCCGTCACGACGATGGCCCACGACGCCATGACGAAGCTCGATGCGGTGCTGGAGCAATTGGACGAAGAGGACGGAGACGGCAAAGCCACGGAGCCGGTCAAGGTCATCGACATCGACAAGTCGTTGGCGTGCGCCACGATGCCGGAACTCGAAGCAGAAATGAACCGCCGCGAGGCGGAGGAATACGGCGCAGCCGCTGGGCTGCTCGTTGGATGAAAAGCGGGCACGGCCCGTGTCACTTTTTGAGGATCGCGTGATGAAAGACAAGACCAAGGCGTGGGCCATCAAGCATCTGGGCGTGGCCGCCGACGCAACCGACGAAGTTTTCAAGGCCGCCATCGACAAAGCACTGGAGGACAAGACGCTGACGAAGGAGCGGCTGGCCGAGTTGGAAGCCGAACCGAAGGCAGCGCTGGCCGACATGGCGAAGGAGATCGCCGACCGCACCGCGAAGGGGGTTGCTGAGTCGATGAGTCCGCTGGTGACGGCGATGGGGCAAATGGCCGCCGGTATCGCCAAGCTGGCCGACCAGAAGGCTGCCCCGGCCACCCCGGCCGCGACTCCCCCCACGCCCGCTGGGCCGAGCGAAGAGGACACCCTGAAGGCCATCAATGCGGCCGTCGAGAAAAAGATCGCCGGGCTGAACCTCACCCCCGCCGGGGACGCCGAGCCCAACTTCGCCGACATGGCGATGTTGCGTGGCCACCAGTCGGCCAACGAGAGCCCGGCCCGCATTCGCATGAAGGCCGCCACCGAGCGGTACGACCACAGCAAGAAGCAGTGCATCTGCCCTGACCGGAAGTCCAATGGCTCCCGGCATCCGATGGCCGGAATGCCCGCCACGTTCGGAGGTCGCGCTCTGGACGAGCCGAGCCAGAAGGACACGGCGATCATGGGTGCGTGGCTCAAGTGGAAGCTAGGCGGTGAGAACGTGCTGAACGAGCACGAGAAAGCCCTCGTTGCCCACGCCCTCCACGAGGAGCAATTCGTCGGCACGTTCGACGATGGCGGTGTTGACATCGGCGACCGCAAGTTGACCGAGTTCGAGCGCAAGGCGCTGCTGAACGACTCGACCAGCGGCGGCACCTACGCCGTTCCCACCGTGTTCGATGAGCGGATCACGCTGACTCCGATCCTCGAAGGCGAACTCGTGCCGATGGTCGAGATCATCAACCTCTCTCGCGGGAACGCCGTGGACGGTTCGACCTGGACCGACCCGAGTGTCACCTGGGGAACCGCCGAGGGTTCCGGCTTGTCGCTCATCACGACGACCAGCCTGATCGGGAACCTGGACACGACCATGTACCCGGTGCAGATGGGCATCGAACTCGGCATGGACTGGGAGCAGGATTCGCCGATCAACTTCGGCACGCTCATCCCGCAGCGGATGGGTCTGAAGTTGGCCGAGACGCTCGACTATTGCATCGCTGTCGGCAACGGCACGAGCCAGCCGACGGGCGTGTTCTCGGCGAGCGGCACGAACGTCCTGGCCTCGGCGAACGCCACGAGCGGACCGTTCACCATCGGCGACTTCGAGGAGATGATCTTCGGGCTGTCGAAGGCGATGCGGAAGGAAGGTGGTCGCCGCTGTGCGTTCCTGACCACCGACACGATGTACCGTCGTGCCCGCAGCGTGCCGGTTTCGACGGACGACGCCCGCCGCATCCTTGGGTACGACCACGAGGCGTACACGCTCCTCGAAAAGTCCTGCAAGATCCAGAACGACATCACCGATGGTGACATCGGGTACTGCAATTTCGGCTTCTATCGGTTGTTCCGCCGGTTGGGGATGCAGATTCGCATTTCCACCGAGGGCCAGACGTTGGTCCTGAAAAACACCAAACTCATCACGATGCGGGCTCGCTACGGCGGCCAGCTTCGTCTGGGCTCGGCGTTCGCCTACATCACCGACGGCCCGCAGACTGGGTGATCGTTTTCCCTTCATGTGCTTGACCGCTTTTCGGCTGTCGCATACAAGGGGGCGGGGTGGCAATTTCCGCCTCGTCCCCTTTTGCTTTTGTGGCACCACCGCAGAGGCACACATGAACCCCGCACGAGGGCTATGCGATGGCAACCGAAGACGAAATCGTGATCGAACTCGACGATGGCAAGAACGGGAACATGATGTTCCCGCCGACGCAGACCATCTACCGCGGCAGTTTCAAGCGGGAAAACCTTCCGGCCGGGGCAACGTCGGCGAGCGGCTTGTTGGCGATGCCAACGCTGCCGGGTTTCCTGATTTCGCTGTCGTTCAGCGAGCGCCGCGGCCGCATTCTCGACCCGTTGGGCTTTGAGTCCAATAAGCAGCTATTCGACAAGTGGGGATCGTTTCTGTCGGGAGGCGCTGCTGGGATGCAAAAGCTGTCGCCGGAGCCGCCGAAGGTCGTGGAGAACATGACCGACAACCAACTGGCAACGTGGCATTATCACATGCGACGGCTATGCCAGGCGAACCATGCATCGCTCAAGCGCGGCGCGTTTCGCGAGAAGGTCAAGGGGACGGCCCGCGTTGACTTTTTCGACTCGAACCCGTTCGGCCCGAAGACCGAAGAGGAGATGGAGCAATACCGCAACGGCAATTTCAAAGGGCCGATGCGGTTCGCCGCCGAGGCGCAAGCTGACCGAAAGTGAGGTCGCGATGCGGATAGGGTTCGCGTATTCCAAGCAGCCTAAGTGGCCGAAGAACGGATGGGTAGCTCAAGCCCTTCGTGACGCAGGCCACGAGGTAACGCGGATCGCAACCGCTGATGACCTCCGTAGGGCAGACGCCGAGTGCGATGTTGTCTTGTTCTCCCAGAAGGGTGCCGGCCTTCCGCACGCTGACGTGATGTCGGCCGCGAAGGGCCGCCAAGCGGTGTGGGCGTGCTGGGTGTTTGATTTGATGGCCATGCGTGGTCGCGGCCTGCAAGGCCAATCAACGCTATTCCGGACCGACTACGCACAGCGGCCGATCCTCAATTCCTTCGCGACGCTGCTCGCGGAATGCGACATCGTGTTTGTGAAAGAGCGGGGGCTTCTCGCTGACTATCATCGCCTCGGCATCAAAGCGGTGTGGCTCGACCAAGGGTGCCCGTGCGGGATGCCTGCCACTGAATACGCAGACGCCCCGGAGTACGACGTGCTTTTGTGGGGTTGCACCCACAACGAATGGCGGGAGCGGCGCAACGACGTGGCGGCGCTGGTCAACGCCGGATACGTGGTTGCCTGGGCAGGGGCCGCTGGTCCCCCGGTGGTTGGCGGTTCCCTGCCCTTGCAATTCTGCCCGCCGTTTGAATTGCCCTCGCTTATCTCGAAAGCGGCGGTCGTTCTGTGTTGCGATATGCGGCACGACATCGACGGATATTGGTCGGATCGGTTCTGGCTGGCGACCGGTGCGGGGGCGTGCGTGGTCCGACGGTCAACGCCCGGTCTGCCGCCAGGGCCGTATTTGCACTACAGCAATCACGAGCAATTGATCTTGCATGTCGGGTATCTCCGGACTGAACCGGAGGTGCGTAGGTCACTCGGAAGGGCGGCCCGCAGTTGGACGTTCAGAAGCCACCTCGTTGGCAATCGAGTAAAGGAACTGGTGGAGCGATGCAGAGCAATCGTGGAGAAAAAGTCTGCCGCGTCTGCAAAGGCACAGGCAAGGTGAAGTCGGTCGGCGGGCACAAGCGGCCGTGCCCGTCATGCCAAGGCCGCAAGAAAGGCTTTGGCACAAAATAGGCTGCGCAACCACGTTGGAGGTGCGAAATGGGTTTCCGGGACTTGTTGGCGTTGATCGCCAAGCTGCGTGAACTGGTGGACAAGTTCGGCATCAGTTTCAAGGAGCTGTACGAACTGATCGCCCCGTTGTTCACGCTGCCCGATCTGGTGGACAGCGAATCGACCCGCAACTGGGTGCGGTCGTTGATCGCGGTTCTCGACAAGGGCGTTGATCTGAGCGACACGGAGTTGGACGACAAGGCGGTCGCCACCCTGTCCGCCGTCGTCAACAACGACGCCGCATGGTCCGCATTCCACGGGCTGCTGGTCGGGCTGCTCAACCTGGACAAGGTGGGTGCCGAGCGGAGCGATGACGTCCCGACGGTGGACGACTCCACCAAGGCGAAGGCCGAAGAAGTGGTCAAGGCGTTGGCCGATGCAAGCGAGCCGCAAACCGTGGCCGCTGACAAACCGGCGATCGGCATTCTGACCATCATCAGCATCGCCGGTTTCGTCCTGAAGGCGTTCAAGTTCTTCCGCGACCGCCGCAACAAGTAGGAGGCTGCGGTCTGTTTTCTGTTTCAGCCAAGGAGGTGCCTGATGCGTGGGGTAGTTTTGTTTGCGGTCCTGGCGGTGTTGCTGTGCTCCCAGTCCGCTGCTCAATGCTTAGTCGACCCCGCGGATGGCCAGCGGTCATGCGGCCTCATCGACGAGCAAACAACCAGCACGGCGGAGGATACTTCCGCGTGCCAAACCGCGAGCCCGGATAAGCGTGCCAGATCGTGTCCTGTCTTGCGGGCCGTGACCGCGCCGGTGCGGTTCTTTGTCAAACGGAAACCTCTACGCAGGCTGCTTGGGAGGCGGCGCTGCTGTAGACAGTGATGACGGGAAGCGGCGGGCGGGGTGTTGTCCTTGCCACCGGCACCCCGCCCGTCCAGCGGCAACCACACGACCAACCACGAGGAGCGAAACATGCGACCACGATTATGGAGCCTGATGGCGGCAGTTGTGCTACTGACAGCAGCCGTGGCGTGGGGCGAGGTGACTATCGATGGGCCGGACAAGGCCATCGCGAACATCCCCTTCGATCTGGCGGTCGAAGGAATGCAAATGACATACGACTCGCTGCAAAAGGAGCCGCCGCAGATCGAGTGGAAGCTGCTCCCGGAGTCAGCGGGAACGTACCGCACGCACCTGGAATTGAAGGCCGTACCCGACGAGAAAACGAAAAAACTGGTGTGGGTGGTTTCCCCCTATGCCACGTTCACGCTGACGGACCCCGGCAAAGCGGGCGTCGTCTTGATGGTCGTAGCCAAAGGGGTCGGCACGCTACTGGTGCATGAGGTCACCGTCGCCCCTTTCCCCGGGCCGGACCCGGACCCCGATCCCGATCCCGCCCCCGACCAGGACCTCTGGGGAGCGGTGCTGGTGGAGGAGACTGGCCCCCAGAGAGACCCCATACTCGCCCGCCTGTTAGCCGACCCGGCGGTGGACTCTTTCTTGGAGGAGAACGGTTTGGTCATGCGGGTGACGGACCGGGACGCGAAGACGGAGGAAGGGACTGTCCCGACGGATCTTGCCCCGTATCTGGAGATGGTCAAGAAGGGCGACCTTCCAACGCTCGTTATCGTTGGCGATAGAGGGAAAATTTTCTACAACGGCGACGTGCCGGAAACGTCCCAAAAGCTATTCACGCTTCTCCGCAAATACATGGAGGCAACCAAGCCATGACTGGCGACCCGCATCTGTACGAAACCCTGACGCCTCCACCCGGCCGGGTGAAGGGCTGCCTCTATCGGGGAAGTCTCCCCGGCGCGGTATGTCCGCTTGCGTCCGAACGCATCAAAACGATCCCGCAACGCGAGTGGAGCGATCTGATCCCTCGCATCGACCTGCGGCCTAAAGTGCCGTCCGTTTTCGATCAAAACGGAAACGGCTCTTGCGCCACGGAGTCAGCGACTGGCGGCGTCAAGGTCTGCCGGTCCATGAACCGTATGCCGTTCATGGAGCTGAATCCGCTCTTTGTCTACCACACGACGAGCGGCGGCCGTGACAGCGGCTCCAACATCGACAGCAACCTCGCGTTCATTCGCGAGCACGGCGTAGCCCCCGAGTCAGTGTGGCCACGCAGCAAGGGATTCCTCAAGACCCCGTCCGAGGAGGCCAAGCACGCCGCCCTCAGATACCGGATCGACGAATTCTTCGACATCCAGACGTGGGAGGAGTTCGGCTCCGCGTTGCTGCAAGGGTTCGCCGTCGTGTGGGGTTACAGTGGCCATTCGATCTTGGCCACTGGCTTGACCGATGAAAACACCATTGAGTATCTCAACAGTTGGGGAATGTGGGGCGATCAAGGCTACGGCCGGGCTCGCTCGCGTTCCATTGTCTGGGGATACGGCGCGTGGGCGATCCGCTCGGTCATCGTGCCCGAAGAAGAGGACGACGACATCCCGAAGCCCGCGACCGCATAGGAGGGCGTGATGACCGCTGCGTTGCTGCTGTTCGCTCAGGATGTTCCTGCCGCGCCGGACTGGATGCAGAACGTGTCAGTCGGCGTGGCGTTTATCGCCGTGGTTTGGTACGCTTATTATGTCACCTGCCGGGCGTTGCCCGCCAAGGACAAACAGGTACTCAACGCGATCAACGACTTCCGAGAAGAGGCGGCAGCGCAGCGGGCGCACAACGCGGAGCAGGTTGACAAAATGGCGGCGACGAGCAAAGCCAACGCAGAGAAAACGACAGCCGTGATGCATCGGATGCTCACGCAGTGCGCTGCCGACAGGGACACGACGTAATCGCATGAGGGAGGGCAGAGATGCCACCGGAACAAACAATCATTGCGGCCAACGGCGATAGCCCCATCACGCGGCGTGAATGTGGAGAGAGGCACGCAGCAACAGTGGCGGACATTCAGCGGTCCCTGGGCGGTGTGAAATGGACTGTGGGGGCTGTGGGTGCCATCGTGTGCCTAGTCATCACGGCGACCTTGAATCTGGCAGTCTCTGCCCATACTCGCATCGGCGAGATCGAGGTGCGAACTGCCAGAGATGTAGCAGCGATGACGGCGGAAGTCGCCAAGCTCCCGACGGAGGTTCCGCCAGAGTGGTTCCGCCACCTCGTGGAGGGGATAGCATCCGATATGAAGGCCCTGCAAAAAGACACCGCCGACCTGAAGCTCGATATTGGCAAATTGCGACAGCACATCGACGAAGGCCGAACGTCTGTTGCGATGCCAAGTCGTGTAGACCCGAATGGATAACCGTTTAGTCAGGCAATGCCTGGTGGTTTTGGAGGATGCGATGGACTACGTAAAGCTGGCAACGAAGGCCGCGGAGGTGCTGGTTGCCAATCCCGAGTGGACGGACCAGCAGATCGCTGACTCACTGAACGCCGAGACGGAGACTCGCAACCGCACGTCCATGTCCGGCAGCGAAGTGCTACAGGCTATCGACGGGACGGAGTACGCGGCCCTGAGCGATACCGACAAGCAGTATGTTTGGGACCTGTTGCACCTCGGCACGCTCAACCCGTTTGGCGTCGAGAAAACGCGGATGCAGACCATCTTCGGAGTCGGGTCGGTCACGATCGCGGCCCTGGCTGCGGCCCGCCTGGAGGCGGTTTCCTGGGCTGACAACAACGGCTGCACGGGGCTGGGTGCTGGCCATATCGTCCATGTGAGGTAAGCAAAATGAGTACGAGTACACCGACCAAAACTGACTCTGTGGAGGTTCTGGCCCACCAGTTGGGCACGCACCCCTGTGTGCTCAAGGGCTCGGCAATCGACTGCCGGACCAAGCGAGCCGCCGTGATCTTCCTGTACCACGGCTACATCGAGGCGGCGGCCGACACGAATCCCGGCACGTTCAAGGTCCAGGTGCGACCGGACGCGGGCGACGGATCGGCAACCGAGCACTGGATCACGGTGGCCGAATACGTGGCCGTGGGCTCGACGCCGGTAGTGGAAGATTTGACCGCTACGGAGCCGATTGGCGAGACGGTTATGACCGTGGCCGACGAGGAGCCGTTTGCCTCTGGCGACTTGGTCTATCTCGTGGACACGACGACGCTGGCTGCCAGCGAGTGGGGCGAGGTTCTGAAGGTGGTCGTCAACACCTCCATCGACCTGGTAGACGGCCTGACTACCGAGAAGGATTCGGCAGATAAGATTTGGAACGACGCCAGCAAGTTCGTCTGTGCGTTGGATCTGAACGCGATGGAGTCGTTCCGCGTGATCTGGTGTCACGGGGGAGCCGCCGGTGCCAACGGCCACGTCAAGGCACTCGCCATCACCTACGATTCGGACACAATCGCATGAGCCTGCTGACGCCGCACTATTCCGACTTGGTGGACATGGTCCAACCGCTGGACCCGTTCCATCCGTTGTCGCGTGGATGCGTGGCGGCGTACCTGACCCGCTCGGGGATGGACGGCGGCAATCGACTGATCGACCTGCACAACCCAGGCCCGCACGGCAAACACGGCACGCTCACGAACGGCCCCACCTGGACGCGGACGCCGTGGGATACGGCGGCGGTGAGTGCTGCTGGCACTGCCAACGTGACGTTCGATGATTCCAAGCTGCCCTCCCCGAGTGTCGTCACGCTATCGTTGTGGTTCTACGGTGACGTTGAGGATAACGCTGTAGTTTTCCACAGCGATGCGATGAAGGTGTCGGCAGGGTTTCTTGCGACGGGTAATGGCACGCTGGCGCTCGGAAGCGAGATCGCCGCCGGAAATGTAGATTGGCGAACACAACTCACATCGACCTACGATTTTCGATGGACACACCTTCTGGTTGAATACACCAGTACAACGATCACGCCGTACCTGGACAATGTGCTGCTCGTAAATGGCGGCGGGGGCGGCGGCTGGCTCGTCAAAACCGGCACTTCGCTGTTTTGCCGATACACAGACGATACACCAAGCGAGTATTGGGCCGGATCGGTAGCCGACCCGATAATCTTCAATCGTGCATTGTCTGGTGCAGAGCGTACCCTCCTCGCCTCCGCCCGCAGCGACCCGACATACAACGGTTGGATTCAATCACCGCGTCGGTGGTCCCCGGCGGCGGTGGCGGGGGCGGTGCTCGCGATCGCCGGCGACACACTCAACCTCGCCGACCCGTACTCCGCCGACGACGAGGTGGCCACGGCCGCGGCCACTGGCGGGAGCACGCCCTACAGCTACGCGATCACGGCCCAGACGAGCGACACCGAAGTCCTGGAAGTAACCGGCACGCTGGACCCCGACGCCACCGGGATCTACGTCGAAGACGGCACCTACGGCGGAGAAGCCGCCTATACCAAAGTAGGCGGCGGGTGGTTTATTTGGGCGGGGGCGGGCACATGGCACATTAGTGACGAGTTGGGTAATACCGGATCGGCGGAGTGGACTAACGACTCGTCATTGGGAGATTATGCCCCCTACGGCTTGTCCGACGCCACCGGCACGGCGACCGTCGCGGCTACCGAGCCGTTCCAGATCAACGCCTCCACCGGTGCGATCACGATCGCCGATCCCGACCCGCTCGTTGTCGGCCACGTATGGACGATCACCGTCGAGGTCACCGACGACGACTCCGAGACGGCGGATGACGACTGGACCGTGACGCTGGCCGCGGGCGGCTATACCGTACCACTTTCGCACATCTTGGAGGCGGCATGAACCCAATTCCACTCCAGGCCAACACGAGGTCACGAAGCCTCGTGGCACGAGCGGACGGCACACCGATTACGTCCGGTACGGTCAATTACTACCTGATTGCCAATACGGGCACAAACGCGGGCAAGTGGTTCAAGACCTCCGACAATTCGTGGGACGCGAGCGAATCAATTGCTGCCGTGATGAGCCACAAGGCCGACGGGCATTGGTCTGCAAGTGTGGACGCCGAGGCGTGGCCGACTTCCGGTGTGGAGTACACCGAGTACGCGAAGGAATCGGGCGACCTCCATGTGCCGACGCAGACGATGGTTCGCTGCGAGTATGCGGCGTTACGACCGACGACGCCGGGGCGGACGCTGGACATCCAGGCGACCGGCGAGGTGGACGCCAACGTGACGATGATCTCCGCCGACGCTACCGCAGCGGACATCCTTGAGCTGTTCGTCGAGGCGCTGAAATCTGATACTGGGCAACTGGACAATGGGAGCTTCGCGGCAGGCGCGATCGACGCGACTGCGATTGCCGCTGGGGCCATCGACAACGCCACCTTTGCCGACGACGTGGGCTCGACTGCCTACGCAGACAATATTATCGCTTTGGCGGTACGCAAGGTGCTGGACGAACTGAACCTCGACCACCTGCTCAAGATAGCCGACGACGACGACGTGATCGACAACAGCGTGATTGCGAAGCTGGCAGCGAGTGGGGCGACGGCTGACTGGAGCACCTATGTCAACACGACTGACAGCCTCCAGTCGATCCGCGACGTGGCCCCACACGGCTCGACGATGGTCGGCACGGACGGGGCCAACACGACCGTGCCCGACTCGGCGGGAACGGCTCCCACGGCGGACGGGATCAAGACGGCCATCGAGGCGGCGGGAAGCCACCTGGCGCTTATCAAGGCCGCCACCGATCTGGTGACTGCCGCCAGAATGGGAGCCCTCGACGACTGGATCGACGGCGGGCGGTTGGATTTACTGCTCGACGCGATTCCGACCACGCCCATGCGGGGAACCGAGAATGCCGCGCTGGCGTCTGTCGTTGGTGCTTTGGCCGATGCTTCCGCGGCTGGCGATCCAACCTCGGCAGACACGCTGATGCAGTACGTCAAGCAGCTTATCAATGTGCTGGTCGGTACGGACGGCGTGGCGACATTCCCGCCCGAGGCCGCCCCCGGTAACGCGGTTTCGTTGGCCGAAGTAATTCGTGCGATCCATGCTGACGTGACAGGGGTTGCCGGTACAGCACCGAACACGGTTGTGCCGGACGTGGCGGGGACGGCAGCGGCGCTGCACGCCACAACCGATGCGGCCATTGGGGCCATCGGCGTGGCCAGTGGAACCGGGCTGAACTTCGCCGCCGAGGATGATACCGTGGACGGCGTGATCGCGTCCGCCCCGGTATTCTCCCCATTGGTTCCGTTCGTGGGCGTTCAGACAAGTGGCACCTACGCCAGCACGGAAGCCGACGACGGGACGTATCACCAGATCGACGACGATAGTGATGCGATCGACATTGTGTACCAGTTCGACGTGGGCGGGATTCACAAGGCCGTGCAGGCCATAATGCGAGGCTATGTCGATGGGTTGAACGACACGGTCACGGTTCAGGCTTACGACTACATCGGCGGCGACTGGGAGACGCGACTGCTGATCGGCGGGACTTCCGCCAAGCAGACGTACACGATCAACCTGCTATCGAAGCATACCGGGACCGGAGACTACGCCGGCAAGGTGCTTTTGCGGTTCGTTTGCTCCGGCCAGAGCAACCCGACGTTGTACGTCGACTCGCTGCTGGTCGAAGCGGCGATTGCCGGGCAAAGCGTTGGGTATGCCAACGGGGCCGTGTGGGTCAAAGCAACCGGCACGTCTGGCACAGCTTCCTACGTCAACGGGACGGCGGACAACCCCTGCCCGTGGGCCGACGCCCTTGTTATCGCTGCCGCCTTGGGTCTGACCCGATTCCATATCGTCAACGGTGAGACGGTCACGCTGTCTGCCGGGCTCACAAACAGCACGATGGAAGGCAATTTGTGGACGCTCGCCCTTGGCGGGCAAGCTGTCAGCGGGTGCAATATTTCCGGCGCGACTATTTCTGGTGTCTCCACCGGCACCGGCAACAACATACTTGGCTGCACAATCGGAGACGGCACGACCTTCGGCGAATGCAACTTCTCCCAGTGTGGCTTCTCCGGCGAGACCACCTTCCTGTCGGGCGGTGATTACGTCCTCGATCATTGCCTGGACGTGACGCCGAGCACATCGGATAATCCGACGTTTATTTTTGCCGCGAACGTGGTGGCTGGCGTTCGGAAGTGGAGCGGTGGAATCGAACTCAAGGGCCTTGCCTCCACGAATACCGTCACGCTCGACGGCGCGGGCCGGTTGGTCCTCAATGCCAACTGCTCCGGCACGCCGCAGGCAACCATCACGCTGCGGGGATTCTGGGCCGACACGACGGACAATGTGGCTGGCGGTTTCCTGGGCACGTTGACGGAAGTGAACCGGTACGACCTTGCTCAGATCAATTCGCAGATGGACACGGCGCTAACGGACTATGACCCACCGACCGCCACCGAGATGACGAATGCGTTCACGGAAATCAAGGGTGGGACGTGGTCATCCGTGACGGACACGCTGGAGCACATCCGCAACAAGCAGACCGACATTGAGACCGATACGGCAGAGATTGGCACGGCAGGTAACGGGCTGACGAATATCAACCTGCCAAACCAGACGATGAACATCACCGGCGACATTACGGGGAATCTGTCCGGCTCCGTAGGGAGTGTCTCCGGGGCCGTGGGGAGCGTGACGGGTGCGGTTGGAAGCGTTTCTGGTGCTGTGGGGAGTGTAACCGCCGCCGTTACCACTGACTCCGCAAGTCGCACGGCCAGCAAGGCCACCGGGTTTGCTACCCCGACGAACATCACTGCGGCGTCTGGTGTTGCCCTGTCTGCTGCCGGGCTGGACGCGGTCGCCGCCACCGAGCCGAGCGGGAAGCCGACGACGTTCCCTGGCAAAGTCCTCTGGCTGGTTCAGCGGTTCTGGCGTGCCGATAAGACTCCGACCAAGGTGACCGTTAAGACCGAGGCCGACGCAACCGTCACCGAACAGACAATCACGGACGACGGCGCGGGCACCGAAACACTGGGGACGCCATCGTGAGCACCGGTCTGAGTATCCTGCCCATCGTCAACCTCTGGCCGCCGTTCGGTGAAGGGGTGACGGCGGCGGCATCCACTCCGAAATTCCCAGGGGCGGCGTCTACATCTCACGCGGGAGTAGGTTGTACCTCCGTAGCGGCAGCCGGTCCCGGTTGCGTCGCGGCATCAAGTGGCGGCCCTGGCGGTGTCGGAGTTTCGCCCCGCGAAGCGTGACGCAAGTTCGTCTTGAGCCGCGACCCTCCTTCGTGCTACGCTGCCCGCGACAAATTCCCCCGCCGAGGGTTGCCCGATGAGTTTCGAGTCGAAAGCCTATGCCGGTCGCACACTGGACCTGACCGTCACGATCAAGACGGACTCGGGCGGCTATTTGCAATTGGCCGCCGACGACGTGGTCCGCGTCAAGATCGGACGGGTCGGAGCGGTAGCCCTCGATCTGGACTCTGTCGCCGCGACCGCAAACGGCTCAGTCGTGACCGTCGATGAGGTGGGCGACGGATCGGCGACGCACGCCACAGTGACCGTCCGTCTGGCGCAAGGCGACTTGACGGGATTGCGGGGCACGTATTCGATGGAAATTCTCGTCGTTGACAACTCCGAAACCGCACCGGCCGACGCCGTCAAGGCCGCTGAGATCGGGGTGCTGCACATTATCCCAACTCAAGATGGCGACGTGGGGCTAACATGATCGCTGACCGCGCGGAGGTGTTGACGTTCCTCGGCAAGGGCTCGTCGCTGACGGACGCCGAAGACGGCTTCCTCAACATGATCCAACCGATGGTCGAGTTGGACGTGCAGCGGCTCCTCGGCTACAGTGTCGTGCAGGCGACCTATACCCACTTTCTGCCCCATCGATCCCGTGGCGTTCAGCCGGTCGGTGCGATGGGCTTCGACGTTCGCGGCGGCAAGGCTGTTATTGACCAGCCCGCTGGAGGGCGTGAAGACTCGCAATTGCTCCTCCCAGAATTGCCGGTGCGGAGCGTCACATCAGTCAACGAGGACACGGGTGCTTATGGCGGACAAGGCAGCGGGGATTTCGCCGCCGCCTCGCTCTTGACGGCGGGCTCGGACTATTGGATCGACCAAACCGAAGACGGCATCTCCACGTCGGCAATCCTGCGGCGGATCGGCGGTGCGTGGCCCTCGTCGGCTCGCTCGGTCAAAGTCGTCTACGTCGCGGGCTACACGCAGGCGGAGCTTGCAACGGGGATTGCCGCGCCGATCAAGATGGCTGTGTGGGAGAGCATTCGCTTTCAGTTCGCGAATCGTGGGGCCGGGGCCGGGGCAGTCAAGAGCGAAAAACTGGGCGACTATTCCGTCACCTACGCCGCTGCGGACGGCAAGGAGTCGAGCATCCCACGAGCGGCCCGCAAGCGGCTCCGACCGTTCCTGAGTTACGGAAGGTTTATGTGATGAGCATTCAGGGGCTGTGCAGTCGCCACGCCGTCAGCCACTACGCCCGGAGCAAGGCATCGATAGGGGCGGCCGGTTCGGCAACGTACACATGGCCGACGTTGACCGCGAGCCTGACGGGCTTCGTTCAACCACTCGGGGCAGGCGAGAGTTTGCAAGCGATGCAGGCGGGCTACGAAATCACCCACGTCGTCTACTTCGCATCGGACCCGGGCGTGACGAACCAGGATAAATTGCTTTACGGCACCCGCACGTTCATGGTCAACGGCAAGGCAACGAACACGGACGAGGCGGGGCGGTTGTGGCGGGTGGACTGCACCGAGTTGGAGCACAACCAATAATGGCGAAGAATCGCATCAAGTGGTACGGCGATGCTGTCAACGCCGAGTTCAACGCGAAGGCGAAGGCCGCCATGCGGATCGTCGTGCAGGTGGTGCGAAGCGGTATCGTGCGAAGGATCAGCACGTCGGCGAGGGCCGGTGGGATGGGTGGCCCGAAGGGCAGAAGGAGTCCGAAGCGAAACACGAAGGCGATGCGGTTCAACCACTCCAAGCCGGGGCAGCCGCCGCACAAGGACACCGGCACGCTGGCCCGCTCGATCTTCGGGCAGGTCGATCCGGTCGGGTGGCATGGCGGTGTGATCGTCGGCCGCGTCGGAACGACTGTGAAGTATGGGGCTTATTTGGAACTGGGAGTCAAGAAGTCACGCACGGTTACGGCGAAGCGTAAGAAGACCCTCGCCTTCGGATACAACGGGACGTGGGTGTTCCCGAAAGTCTCGCATCCGGGGCCGATCGCGCCGCGTCCGTTCATTCACTCGACGATCAAGATGATGCGGCCTCAAATACACAGCATCCTGGCAACGAAATTGAAGGCCGGAAAACTCAGGCTGGGCTGACATGGAAAAGCTGTACGAAGCGATCAAAACGCGGTTCGACGCCGACGCCACGCTCGCCGCTCCGAGCGGTGTGTTTACGGCGCTGTATGCCGCCGATCAGATCGACGACCCGGCTGCAATTGCCCGACCGTTCTGCGTGATGATTCCGAGCGATGACTCCCGCACGATCAAAACATGGGGAAGCATCTATCGGACCACGGCGTTCGCGTTCCAGATCGTAGACAAGACTCTCGAACTGGTCGGGGCTCACGCCTTGCTCGTCAATGCGGTATTTGACGAACCGGCGGCACAGATCACGGCAAGCGGAATGCAGGTGCTCCTGCTGGAGAAAACCGGCGGGCGGTTCATCCAGATAGATGCAGACCTGTGGGAATGCGTCCTTGAATATTCAGTGAAGACACGGGAGGCAAGATAATGGCCGAAGTTCTTACAGGCCGGATGCTGATGGAGTTGGCGTGGGATTTCCAAAACGACGACGACCTCGCCATCACGAAAGAGTCAACGTCGAACCGGTTCGCGGAAAGCATCGCAACCGGCACCGGTGACGACCAGATGAACCAGATGTGGCGGGACCGCCGCACGCTGACAGCGGCAACGGGGACCGACGACCTTGACCTGTCCGGGACGTTGCTGAATCAGTTCGGCAACACAGTCATGTTCGCCATTATCAAGGCCATCCTTGTCCGCAACCGTGGCCTGCCGAGCGGAGCGACGTGGGTGGAGGCAGCGGGCCAAGACCTATTGCTCGGCGGTGCGGGCGCGGCCGGGCTTGCGTTCGCATCCCTGTTCGACGGCAACCAGGACGCCAAGGTCCGCGTGCGCTCTGGCGGGTTCGTACTCGCCTATTCACCGCTCGACGGATATAGCGTCGAGCCGGGCGTCAAGGATATTTTGCGTGTTGCGTGGGACGGCAACCTCGCGAGCGGTTCGGATGTTGAGTACGACATTGTGATCTTGGGCGTGGAGTGACGCCTCAACTATTTTCGTAAGGAGCGTTTGAAATGGGGACACCCTATTCCGGCAAATACGCCCGCGTCGACTTCGGGTCGTCTGCGTATGCGGAGGCCAACCACTGGACGATGGAGCAACGGGCCGATAACACCCAGTATGGGCTGTTTGGCGGCGGAGGGTATAAGAACTCCGTCGCTGGGCAGAAGTCGGCAAGCGGTACGGTCGAAGGCATGTACGACTTCGCCGTCCCGCTGGAAGACCTCATCAAGGTGGGCGACACCGTTGTCCTGAAGCTCTACATGACCCAGACCGCGAGCGGCGCGGCCGCCGACAAATACTGGGAAGTCACGGCGGTCATCACCGACGTGTCTTTCGACGCCGAGGGCGACGCTGGCGACCCGGTCAGCTTCTCCCTGTCGTGGGCTTCCCACGGCACTTGGAGCGAGCCCTGATCGCCCTTCCTGATCGTTCTGGCAACCACGTTTTGGAGGGATGAAAGATGGACGGTGCAGCACGCGCCTTTGGTGCGGCGACTGAAATCGACTTCCGGGGCCGCACGCTTGAGGTGCGGCCCCGCGTTGTCGACATGTGGGCGGCAATTGAGCAGAGAATCCTATCGCTACGTCCGGACCCGTTCGTCCTGGCTCGCGAGAAGATGGAATTGTTCGATGGACAGCCCGCAGCCCAAAAGCAGCTATTGCAGATGGCCTTTAACGAGGTCAAGGAACACCGGAGCGTCGGAGGCGACGAAGCGAGGGACTGGTGCAATAGTCTCGACGGCGTGACGTTTACATTCTGGCTTTCAGTCAAGCACAACCCCGACCCGCCCGCGGAGTCGGAGGTCAAGTCCTGGTTGTTGTCGCTGGTCGACAAGCTGGTTGACGAGCTACAAAATGCCGAGAACCCCGACAGCCCGATAGAAGCCAGGCAGAAAGCGCAAGCCGACGTTCTCGACAAAGTCACGGAGGTGATGAACAAGGCCAGCGGTGAGGACTTGGCGGGAAACTAGACTGGCCCGTGGAGGACGGGCAATCAGATCGGACGTATACGGCAGTTCCGTGGCGTCGCATCATCCGCTACATGGCCGACGAATACCGATTTACACCACAGCAGGTCGGCCAGATGACCATGTACCAGATTCGCGTTTTGATGTCGAGCCGCGACAGACTGGGGAGCGGCCGATACAAGGTCAATCCGATGACGGCGTCAGACGCCCGCGTCCGGAAGGTCGGCCGTAGTCAAGCCGCGAGGGATACCGAGTGGAACAAAGCCAAACGGCAGCGATACCAGGAGCGGCTGAAGGGGCGAATCAGGAAAATGCAAAAAGAGCAACAATTGGCCGCTAGGCGGAGGGCGGAAGATGCCCAGCAAGATCGGTGAATACTTCGCGTATATCGGCATCGACCACAAGGCATTCGCCAAGGGGCTGTCGCGTTCGCGCAAGCAGTTCCAGGGTGCCGTGATGTCGATGGAGAAGGTCGCCGCGAAGGCGAAACTCGGGCTACTCCTCGGCGCTGGTGCGTTCGGGGTTGCGACTCATGCCGCCGCGTCATTCGAGCAGGGGATGAATCGTGTGCTGGCTTTGACCAGTGCCGGGGAGTCTGACTTCGCAGCGCTGTCTGCCCAGGCGAAAAAGCTCGGGGCCACGACTATGTTTTCCGCCCGGCAGTCAGCCGACGCGATGGGCAACTTCGCGCTGGCGGGGTTTGACGCGAAAAAGATTATCGGGGCCATGCCTGCGACGTTGGACCTTGCCGCCGCTGGCCAACTCGACGTTGCAACCGCGTCCGACATCGCCGCGAAGATTATGGCCGGAATGGGAATGGAGGCGGACGAACTCGGGCACGCTGTCGATGTTTTGGCAAAAGCATTTACCACATCGAATACAGACCTCGTGCAGCTTGGCGAAGCGATGAAATACGTCGGCCCGGTTGCCAAGACTGCCGGATATAGCCTGGAGGAAACTGCCGCAGCAATTCAGGTTTTGAGCAATGCGGGAATGCAAGGCGGGATGGCCGGGACCGCGTTGCGTGGAATCATGTCGAAGCTATCCGGGGCAACGCCTGAAACAACTAAGGTCTTCAAATCGCTTGGCGTGGAAACCAAGACCGCTTTCGGTGAGCTGCGTCCGCTGGCCGACATTTTCGACGATCTTAATGCCGCGATGGCGGGTAAAGGCGAAGGCGACAAGATGATGCTGATGATGAAGGCGTTCGGCCAACGGGCCGGGCCTGCCCTGCTTGAATTACTCAGCCAAGGAGGGGACGCGGTCCGCGATTATCAACGCGCTCTTGAGGACGCGGGCGGCACCGCCAAGCGGATCGCCGATGTTCAGATGCGAGGGCTGTCCGGCCAGATAACGAAACTCAAGTCAGCATTCGAGGGGCTGCTGATTGCCGTTGGCGAAAAAACGCTTCCGTTTTTCACAAAGCTGGCGGAGAGGATTACGTCACTGGCCAGCGCGATGACCGAGAGCAATGACGGGATAGCGAAATTCGTTGAAGTGCTTGTGCGGCTCGGGTCGGCCTTGGCGGCAGTTGTAATTGGAGCCAAGCTGTTGTCTATGGTCTCGGCCCTAACCGCCGTCGGGGCAGCAGCGGGTGGACCGGTGACGATGGGGATTATGGCGCTTGCTACGGCAGTGGGCGTTCTCGCCACGGCGTGGATGCGGGCGAAGGCGAAGGGGGAGTCATTTGGCGACGCGCTTAACGCACAGATCAAATTGCTGGGAGGATACCGGAACGCAATTGACGAGGTCATGGACTCGCAAAACAGGTTCGACAAAGTCAAAAAGGAGTCGGCCTCGGAGCGGGACATGGCAAACGACCCTACCGTGGTGGGATCGCCGGCCCACGTCGATGCGGCGAAGAGATCGGTGAAGATGAATGAGTCGCTCGCGGACCAAAACGAAAGGCGTGTTAGCGACCTCAATTGGTGGCAGGCGCGGCGGCAGCAAGGAACAATCACCCAGGGCGGCTGGAGCCAGAAAGACGCCAAGCGGCGGGCGGCTATTCGCCAACGGGAAGGCATGGGCGGCCTGTTTACAGACGACGCGACAATCGCCACGGCGGCGAAGGGCGCGAGAGCAGATATGAGCACGTCGGTGCGGGGCGTCAGGAACGCGAAGGAATATCTGGCGCAAGCGATTGCGGCACAGCAGCAGAGGACATTCAAGGACCTGTCCAAGGGCGGGTGGACATCGCTCATCCCAAAGCAGAAAACGGGCATGGACGCGGCGATGCAATCCGCAAGCAATATCGCCAGCCCGTACATGAACGCCGGGCAGAAGATGATCGACACGATCAAGCTGCGGATGAGCGACAAAAGCAGCCCTATAGTCAACGCCCTTGGCAATTCGCTCATGTCTGGCCTTGGGACTACATTGACGGGCATTGGTGTTTCTGCTGCGCAAGCTGGTGGCGGCATGACCAGGGCAGCGGCGAAGAAAGCACTCGCCCCGCCGGAGCCGATGCGACAATCGCAGATCATGGCAGCGGCCGACTTCGCCAAGCATATTCAGACCTCGTTGAAACCGAAGAATCCGATGGACAAGGAACGCAACAAGCAGTTGATTGACATCAACGCGGGCGTCAAGGCCACCGTGACCACACTAAAAGGGCTGGCCCGTTCTGCGGGCGGCCTGTTGCAATAATCGGGAGCGATTATGGCTGTTTCTGGCGACATCCTTTCCGACAAGTTGCATGTCGGCGAAGACAGCGCGACCGCGACCCGTGAGGTCAAGCTGGGATGGGGGGACATCCAGGCGTTTATCACGGAGTTGATGGGCTCGGCGTTCACCGCTGGCGTCGGCTATACGGTCAACTGGAAGGTCCGCCATCCGGTGTGGACGTGGTGCGTTGTCACCGGGGTTGATTTCGAGCCGTTCATTGACGATCCGCCGCACGGGACAGGGAGCAATTACGAGAACGGCGCGAAGGCTGTCATTTCCTACGAGGGCGAACTGATAAACGCCGATGACAGCAGCGAGGAAAAGCCGGAAACTCCCGAGGGGACGGAGCTTTCGATTGACGTCGATATGGGCGTTGAAATGCTGACGCTGCCCGACCACGCGCTTGAATGGGACAGCGACGGCAAGCCGCTCGACGGCGTCGATGCTGGCAAGCTGATTCACACCTCCACCTACCGGATGACATGGACGAACGTAACCGACCCGCCGTGGACGGACATAGAAGAAATGCGGGGGAAGATCAACGCGGGGGTGTGGGCAGGGCACAAGGCCGAAACGATGCTGTTCACCGGTGCCCAGGTTCAGCGCAAGTTCACCGATGAAGGGGCGTCGCTCTACACGTTGACGATGACTTTCCTCAAACGGTCCGTTGATATTGACGGCGTAACGTACGGCTGGCTGCATACCTACCGCGCCGGATCGGCCACCGAGTGGGACAAGCCGAAGAATAAAACGTCCGGAAACTACATGTACGAGACCGCTGACCTGCAAGCACTGTTTAGGATGGCGTAATGGCCGAAGGCCGAAAACTCGACAAGCACAAAGCCGTTGGGATGCCGCTGTACGCGGAGAACGACTGGAATGTCGTCGCCCGCGAGGTTGAATCGCTCCGAAACATGCGGGGCGAAAACGGTATCACGATTCGCCGCGACCCGGCAGGCACGGTCATTCGTGCGGCGTCGACTTGGAAATTCGGCTTATTTGAACTCACGGAGGCCATGAAGCGGCCGGGCACGATTGGGGTCGGTGCAATTGTTGACGCGGACAACCCCGACTGCATGCGGGCAGAGAACGCAAAAGCACTCCTGCTGCACGGCGATTGGAAATACACACTTGACG